CTGTTATGAAGATCAGATTTGCGGCATTGCCGGTCGGCAGGGACGAGCCAGATAGAGATTGATTGATCGTGAATCCTGGAATTACTCCAGATTGCGGGTTGATAGTTAAAGGCCCGGCGAGGACTGCTTGCGAACCTGCGCCGCCGACTGTAGAGCAAACCCAGGCAGCGCTGACTGTGTTATAGACAGGAAACGCGCCAGCCGTAGTGCATAAACTATTGAGAAAAGTTGCCGTCGCTGCTTGCACAAATGCGGTCGAAGCAGCCTGAGTGTTATTGGTTCCAGGCGCCGCTGTCGGAACAAGTGGGGAAGTGGAAAATGTCTGCGTGGAAGTCCATGTGTTTGGGTGCCCCAAAGCAATAGATGCTATAACCACTCCGGTTGTTGGCGTAATTGTCAACGTTCCATCGGAATTGGACACTGATCCGACTAGGCCGGCGCCACCGCCCTGCGTCGCTTGGTCGTAAAAAATCGGATCAATCAAAAGCGTATTTACCGGACCGCCCGGCGAGACTGCGCACACGCGGGCTTGCGTGTACATAATGTAGTAGTCGGCTTGGGGTGACGCTTGAATTACGTTGCTGGGCGGCGTCGACGGACACGCGGCACCCCACGCAACCGCCGTACCGCCGGCTACGGTCATCGCGGCCGACAAAGTGATGCCCGTCGTACCGTTGTACGCGATGACCGTCGTTCCTGATGTGATACCCACGCCGGAAATCAGGCCGCCAACGATCGGTGGTGTTGCAGGCGTCGCAGTTAGCGTCAAAGCTGTAGACGCGCCGGACGTGCTGCCAGTGCCAGATCCTTGTGACGTGAAAATTGACGCGTTGCCCGCGACCATGCGGACTTTTATGGGGCCGTTGCCGATGTCGGCGACGGCGTTCGCAGCAATCGGTAACGTGACGGCGCTCTGCGCCAGCGCGGATACCGCTGTACAGCATAGCACTGATAGAGCGACTAAGAGCTTTTTCATCTGGATACTCGGCCTCGCTCGTCAATCTAATTTATCGTACAGCCAGCCCACCAACATGGGTTGGCTAGAATCCAGGTGTAAATGGCGTTTTGTCGTGCGGTTGGTGTGCTACTCGAATAAGTCCCTGGATTGAACGGGAAGTAGTTAGTTTGCCCCAACAAGGAACCGTCTGTCAACCAAGGACCGCTATCCGATAGCTGGTAAAGATCAACCATGCCGTTAGCTTTTTGCTCATCAAGCCATGCTGAGTATGCCTGCCCCATTTGAGTTGAAAGATTGAAGTTCGTTTGCAGTGTTTCTTGCAAAACGTCCGGATGGCCTGCGTTTCCACAATACGCCGTATTGCCGCTATTGGCGCACGGGTCATTATAAGTCTGTCCGCCTTCGTAACCAATTAGCTTAATGCCGAATACTTGTGCAACCGTTGTGTTTGCCAACGCAGTCAAAACTCCCTGGCAATCCATTTCACTGGTGCCACAAGGAAATCGCGGGGCGTTCAATTGCCATTGCGGAGTTACGGAGCCAGATGCAGTTGCCGTTGTGTAGCACAATGCATACTGCTGCGCTTGGATGGCGTTCACAACAACTCCGTCCATCCCCATAACCGGGAGAGACCCGAGAGAATCTATCGCAATGTGAGGATTTGTGCTACCGATTTGATTGAACGTCGCGGCGATGCAGAAGCCATTTGCCGGGGCAGCGCTCAAGCTAAGCCCCGTTGTCAGAGTGTAGTTAACAGGGCCGCCGCAAGTAATGCCCGCACCATTGCCACAGTTACCGGCGACATTGGAGCTCGGGATCAAAGTGCCGGATGTAAGTTGCGTGTAGACACGGGCCAAGCCACCATCCGAATCGGCAGTCCATGCCAGCGGCGACATGCCGGCGAACGACCCAACCGGGAAATAAGGTGCAGTCGCATCAGCATCGACGTGACTGCAAGCCTGTCCGGTCCAGTACGACGAACCGCCGTCCGCTGTAGCAAGCATTTGGCATTTTGGTAAATCTATGCCCCCCGGATTTCCAAACTGACCGCCCATAACCATGGTGAGGCGACTTGCATTTCCGCCCGTCCAAATGCTTTTCCAGATCAGCGATGAAGTCACGGCCTGATAGACATTGTAATCAAGCCTGCACTGAAACGTGCTTAGAGCAGTACAAGTGGTAAAAAGAGCGGCACCATTGGTGTTTTGCGCAGCAAGCAGCGCTGAAGGAAATGAACCGCCGTTCCACTGTTCATTGCAGGCTTCGTGAACAACCGGAAGATCGCTGTTAAGGTTGGCCAGAACGAAAGTTGCTTCGCTGGTGTAGTACGCTTGATCAGCGATACAGGGGGAGTTTAGCCAGCACTCTCCGTGAAGCTGGTTGCAGTAAGAAAGCTGCACCTCTATCGGCACGTCGAAATTATATTTTATCCCATCCTGCCAGAATACCCACCCAACAGTCGATCTCTGTGACCACGAAGTCACCATACTAGTTATCGTGCGGTTCCACCCCATCATGCGGAAGCCGCGAAACTGCTTGTCGTACTTCGTGCTGTCGGGGTTGAAAAATATTCCACCGCTGTCGAATGAGGTTTTTTGCGCGCTGCTCAATGCGTTGTACTGCGCCGTCTGCACAAGACGAATGTTGGTCGGCGCCGTTACTCCGGTGCCTGTTTCAAATACGCGAATGCCACCTGAGCTTGGCGATACATTCAGAACGTCGGTGCAAGTTCCACCTGAGCATGAATGGCTCGCAAGAGTTGCATCGTTATGGTACTCAAAACAGGTCGATCCAGCACAATCGTTTCCATCCCACTTGAACAGCCACGAGCCGTTCCCGCCAGGATAAAATGGACTCGCGAATGTAGATACCTCTCCTAGCACCCCCATCGAAAGTTGGGTAAATGTCGGGCTCTCAATGACCGAGGTCGTGGCGGAGGAAACAGTGGCGGAAATCGTATAACTGCCCGTCCCACCACAGCCTGCGACCGGGCAAGCAGTAACAGTTGGCGATCCGGCGACGTTTAGAGTTCCGCCCAACCACGGAGTTACCCCGCTGGTCGGCGAGTTCACCACCATGGTCGTCGTGCCGTTGAACGTCGCGTTAAATGTCCCGGTTGGATTGCCGGTTAGCTTGGTTGCGTATCCATTGGCATCGAGAACATTGGCGTAGAGATACGCTTCCTCGTTGGTATCACCAATGCTTGCTGTCCGCGTAAACCACTGCTGAGCAGTTTTGAAAACATTCATAAACGGCATTGCTGCCGAACCGAATGAATTGGTCAGATTTGTTCCAACGGATGAAGTGCTATTCACAAACGATGTTGCCGTGCCATGCACGTTCCACGCCACCTGATCGCCAGCCGGCCCCTGCGAACCGACGGGACCCTGTGGCCCAGACGGTCCCTGCAATCCCATAGGACCGGGGGCGCCCTGTGGTCCAGCCTGCCCTTTCGGTGCGGTTGCGGCGAGCCACGTCTTGAGTTGCGCTAGCGGGAAGTTCTTCCCGTTCTGCCGCCAGGAGTTGAAGCCCGACTGTAGTGCCGCGTCCTCGACCGGCCCGCTGAACGCCGATGCAGATAGGGCGCTGATGATTAGGAGGGTGCCGAGAAGGGGGAGGATGCGTTTTTTCATGTTAGTTGACTGCCTGAGTAACGTTAAAATGAGCGCCGCCGTCCGTAGAGACGCTGACGTATCCGGCGTAGCCAGCGTTTACGATGACAAGTCCATTATCGGAGACAGCCAAGAAGGATGCCTGCCATCCAGCCGGACCGTAAGGCTGTGGATTGAATGCTGTCCATGTTGCACCGAAATCGTTTGAGACAAATGCTGTGCGCGGTCCTAGGGTTGATGCGACGACGCGCTGTCCGTTGGCTGAGCACGCAACCCACCCCCAATTTCGCTGATTTGTCGTCCCCCCAGGAGGATTTACGTCAATCCAATTCGCACCATTGTCGGTCGTTTTGTAAATGTGACTGGTGCTGCCGTTAGCGTTATACGCAGCGTAGAGCGTCGATCCATCGCGAGAATAATTCGGCGTAGCAAACGTAGAGCCATTTGCAGATGCATTGCTGCCTGTCCAAACAGGACTCCCGCTTTGCCAGTTGGTTGATATGTAAACCTTACCGTCGCCGTTGGGGCCGTGCGCTAGCCAATTGGTTGCGGCTATTTTGGCGCCGTCGCCAGATATAACGCAAAACAACCAATTACGCGTTAACGACCCTGTTTGATCTACCCAAGTTACTCCACCGTCGATTGATGTAAATAAATCGTCCTGCGCCCCTTGTGAGCCAATGCAGCCAACAAGTTTTGTCCCGTCGCTTGAACAGGAAACCTGCTGCCATGCTTTTAGCGGACTATTGGTTTGCGCCCACGTAACGCCGCTATCAATTGATTTCCAAATCGAGCCAAGACCGTTGCTGCTCTGATCAGCGCCATAAACAATAGTTCCATCAGATGATGCGCAGCCAACAACCCAGAACCTATTCCCCGACCCGGCCTGCCTTACCCACGTATTTCCGGTATCATATGACGAATGGTAGTATCCTGGCGGGGACCCAAGAATGCTATCTGGAAATGTCGGGATATAAATCTTGCTGCCATCCGCCGATATTGCTGGCGGCTGCCATAGGCCCGGAATTGGAAGTTGTACGCCATGCGCACTCCAAGCGAGCGCCGAACTAATAATCAGCGATAAAACACACTTTAGCATTTACGAGCCCTGCCAAGCTGTGCCAGTCCAAATAACCGGGCAGAATGTTGAACCGCCGCCGGTAACAGTTGCTAAAAAAGTACAAGCGACAGCATCGGTAACATAAGCCATGGCGCCTGTAGTCGGTGATGCGGGTAGGGTTGAAACTGTGTAACCAGACAGAACGGCGGTGCCGCCTTTAATTGTCAGGCCTGTAGTCTGCGTCTGCGCTCCAGTGCCGCTGCCGACAGCAATAGGCGATTGCAGAGCAATTGCTGAAAGCGTTCCGGTTCCAGTTCCATTACCAGATTGAAATGTAATACTAGCACCGCCGACGTTTGTGTCAGTGCCGGCTCGCGAAGGCTGCGCTCTGGCAATTTGAGCTACAGGCGAAGCAGCGGCTGCTGCACCAAATTGAAACGTCGCGGAAGCAGGGCCGCTGATAATAGCGTTTCCAGCAACAGTAAGGATATTTGAAACATTAAACGTATCGTTACCCTGAGAATTATCAGTAGTCCATACACTTGCAGCAGGAGCAGCAAAATTATCAGTCCAACGCTGAAACTTAACTCCCGTATTATTTGCAATCATCATATAAGAACGAAAAGCTGTTGTGTTTCCTGGGGCGGAAAATCCGACTATCGACCCAGCAACCCCAGAACTGTTGAAAATTGCAGAAGGTGCTGAATTGGTAAACGTGACATTCGTGCCAGCAGCCGGAACATCAAAAAAGTTACCCGCCACTGTCGTCAGTGTCGTGGCGCTGCTTGCGGCGAGTGTGCGGGAGCCCCAGGAATTTACATATGTGAGGGCAATCGTTCCAGTTGAAGCAGTGTCGGTATCAGTGCCAGTTGGCTGCGCTAAATTATATCCAGCCGTACCAAAAACGCTTGCGGCCGACTGATTGCCAACGCCTATGCCTGTCTTGCCGAGCACAGCAAATTTATTGGTGCCGATTGTAGCACCATTAACCGATAGAGTGCTGCCGGTCAGGCCGGTAAGATCGGTAGTTCCGGCTGTTGTCCAGTCAGTAATTCCGGCGAACGCGCCAGCATTATTATATTGAAGTTGAGTCGTTGATCCACCTGGAGACCCACTCCCTGCCGGTGTTGCCCAAGTTGCATCCCCGCGCCAGAATGTTGTCGAGGACGCGGCAGTGCCAGAGTTCAAATTTGTGACCGGAAGATTTCCGGTCACGCCTGTAGTCAACGGCACGCCCGTTAGGTTAGTCCCAACTCCGCTTGCTGGCGTGCCCAACACCGGAGCAACCAGCGTTACCGCCGTGCCGTTAGTTGTGCAGCCAGTGATGCCGCCAAACGCACCGGCGTTGTTGTACTGACATTGCGTCGTCGAGCCGCCGGGTGTGCTACCGCCACCGCTTCCCGGAGGGGGCTGAATCTGTCCCTGCGTGCCAACCGCAAGAGCAAGCGTAAAGCACGCCCCAAACGCGATGGTAACCAATAGATTTTTGGTTTTCATGGCCTAGTTCCATTCAACATAAAGCGGTGTAGAAGCCCCGGAGGCAATACAATTGATCGCACCGCTCGGCACCCCGCCTGTGTTCGGACCCCATGACGCCGACTGGCCGACAGCAAGCTGTACGGAGGTCGCCGAGTTGAGAACAGCTGTACCGCCAACTATGTTGCAGGCCACGGTATTAGCCGTCGATGTGTTCTGAATCTGCAGGAATGTGATAGCAGTAGCGGCAGCTAGGCATGTCCCAGATGTCGCTCCGACTGTACAGCCAGGAGTGTTGCGAGCTGCACGCGGCAGAGCACCTACGGTAACTTTGTTAGTGGTACCAGGAGTAGTTTGGTCGATTCCAGTTTGCCCGATGATTGCAGAACCAGCGGGGATTGCCGAATTAGTCGCCGTATTATTGAACTTCTGCAGCGCAATGAGCGAGCACGTACCCGTTGCCGTTCCACAGGCGGCATCGGCTTGCGAACCGAGGTCCACCACGGAACCGGATGACAGCGCCCCGGAGGCATAGGAGCCGGATGCAGCTGTGATGGCGCCTCCACCTCCTCCGCCGCCAGTGGCGCTATCGCAGAGCTTTCCCGTCGTATCCATCGTGAGGATGCCGAACTGCCCAGCGGCGTACGTCAGTCCGGCCGGAAGTGTACCGCATGACGACACAATGAAAGCTGACGACGCTTGTTGCGCGTTCGCGGGCGCAGACAGCGCACTCAACGCCAGCAAAACAAAAAGCAAGAGTTTTTTCATCGTGCGCGCCCTGTGTCGATCTTTTCAATCAGACCGGTAAACGCAGTTGCGCCGACCACAACCATGCTGTACCGCCCCGCCGGCAAATCGAGCACCGTGTACCCCGCTGCGGCAGCTACCGGCATGACAGGCGCGTACGTCGCGCCATCGGGCAACAACCTCTGGAGCTGATAGCTCGTAAAGCCGGCAGTTTGCACGGTCAAGCCGTACCTGCCTGCGTCCAGCTCAAAATCAGTCGCAGGCGTCGCGGCGAGCGCGACCCATGACTGATAGCTGCGCGGTATGGTCTTTATGGGATTGGCGACCATCAGGCTTTACCTTTTTGCTGATTGCCCCGCTTAAGGCACGGCAACGCGAACACGGCAGCCCAGAACAAACCAGCTACTTAGTGCGCCCCGATGGCGTACTGAGTGTACAGACCGCCGGGACCGTTTCCGCCGTATGCGCATACGCGCGCTTGCGTGTACATCGGGAGATCGGAACCGACTGCGGCCTGCACCAACGCGAGCGGTGCCGAAGGTGGCGCTGACGGACACGCCTTGCCCCACGACAACGCCGTGCTGGCGGCAATTGTCTGCGACGTATTCGTGGTAATCGTCGTGGTGCCGTTGAACGCCGTCACGGTCGTCCCCGACGTGACGCCGGTGCCCGATATTAAGCACCCAACACACGGCGGATTAGCGGCGGCGCTGGCCGTCAAAGTAATAGTGGTAGTCGACCCACTGCCGATGCCAGATCCTTGCGAAGTGAAAAGCCCCATGTTGCCTTGGAGCATGCGAACTTCGGTCGGGCCGTTACCGAGATCCGCAACGACTCCGGCGTTTATGTTCGACGGAACCTGTACGACGGTCTGCGCAAGAGCCGCGGAAAACGGCATCAACGCGACCAGCAACGCAGCGCTGAACTTACAAAACAGTTTCATTGTGATGTCCCTTCGTTCCTGTGACTGCGTAGCGGGCTAGTCGGCGACGAAGCCGGCGCCGCCCCTGTAGTGGCGAGAAAGGTTGAACTGAACGCGGGCGACGAAGCCGGCAGCAGTCGGATCGTTGCCGATTTGCTGGCCGCTGTCGAGGATGCGAAGTGGCAGCGTGGACGTGGTCGCGATGGTCGCCGGGTCGAGCGACACACCCGAAATGCCAAAGCGCGTCGATTGCTGCCCGGCATTGGCCTTCAAGTCGATGCCGGATTGAAGATCGAGATTGAACGCAGTGCCCGGCACGGTCGGCATGGTGCAGCTCATTTCAAGCGCCGGATCGGTTTCGACAAATGCCCAGCACTCGGTGGATGCCGGCGCGTACTGAAAACCGTTTTTCGCTTGGTACAGCGTGATCGGCCCCCAACCCACAACGACGCCGGCAATGACGCTGGTCGTGTCACCAGGCACCCAACGAGTGATGTTCGCAACCATGGATGCGTTGCCGAGCAACGTACCGCCGCCGTTGCCGATGACGACGGACGGCGTTGCCGGCGTACCGATGTTTTGAGGCAGGTCGGCCGCGCCTGGCGTGCCGATTGAGCCCGACGCCATTACGACGATATCGCCCCGAAAAATCGCCGCTGCGTTGGCTGCGGGGATGTGGAACACACGGACAGACGCTTGCGCCTGCGGTCCGCCGTCACCGGGCGTGAGTGGCAGCAAACCGGAGTAATGGCGGTAACCGCCTCCGAGCTGGCCGGCGTTTACGATATTGAACATTGGAGCTGCCTTTCGATTAGCAAAAGGAAATCAATGGACAAGAAGCTAGCGGGTAAAATGTCATACCGCAAGGGCTAGTTTTTCAGATGGGCGCATGTCATACATTTAGTGGGTTGACGCAGGTTTGTAAACGGCGTTATCTGTGCATGTCCGTACGGCAGACTGGAGACGCACACATATGATGCCCTGGGAGAAGTCACCTGTACGGGACAGCCTCGAAATCCCTACATTTCTCAAACGCGACGCCAACAACGTTGCGCCGTACATGCTTAAAACGCAAAAAGATGAAAAACCAAAACAAACACTTCCATGGGAAACCCTGCCGTAACTGCGGCGGCACGTTGCGTTACGCGGCAGCCAATAAAAAGCTGTGCGTGCCTTGCGCTCGCGCGAGCAAAGAACGTTGGCGCGTCGGCAACCTTGAAAAGAAACGCACCATTAATAATCGCTGGCGTCATAACAATCCCGAAAAACAAAGTACCAGTGAAAAACTATGGCGTACGTCAAATCCCGCCGCTGCGAAAGCTAAAAACGCTAAACAGCGACACAGAAGGCGCGCGGCTGAAAAAGAAACCAGCGCTGTTGATAAGCATTTTCTTGACGCGCTCCGTGCGTCACAAAACGATAAGTGCGCGTACTGTGGTTCAGCGCTGCATGGTGAAGGCGAGTTAGATCATATAGCGCCAGTATCTAAAGGCGGCAAACACACTGAAAACAACTTAGTTTGGGCGTGCATAACATGCAACCGAAGAAAGAACGATAAAACAGGTTGGATACCCCTTAATCACGCAAATAGTCTTCTAAACTGAGTCCTAGCGGCGCTTCAGCTTTGGGGACCCACGACTTCGTCTCGTTCCTGAGCGCCGCGCGTACGACGCCGGTAACGCCACTGTCACGCGCTCGTTCGAACAGTAGTATTTCACCTTCGGCGAGTGCCTTGTCTATTTCAGGGTCGTCTTTTACCGCGCTCCATTCGATGCCAGCGGCGCGAGCCGCTAACTCCGATGGTACGCCTTCTCGCAACCGATCCAGCATGACCTCGCGTGGCGCCGTCGCTTTTGGTTTTTGCGTGAACAGCCACGGAAACATTGCGTACCTTATGGCGAGACGCCGGCCAGCGCGTCACCTTGTACGGCGCCGCGCTGTACTGCGCCCCTGACGGCCTGTCCGGCACCGCTCGACTGCAGTTCTCGATTGAAAAAATCTCTGAATTTGACCGGCCGCCCGAGCACTTTGGCGTTCATGAACTGCTGCATGACTTTGTATAGGCGATGACCGCCAACCGCCGCGCTTATGACGCCGAAAGTCGGAATGCCGCCGAAGTGCGCCAAACTTTCAGCCGTAATAAGCGGGACCATCAACTTGGCTTCGTCGGTCAAGCGCCCCTTCGCGCCAGCTTTCATTGCATTGAACGCACGCATGGCCGAAGGATCGTCGCCCGCGAACGCCTTGAAGTTCTTTTCCAGCGCGCGACGTTCCGGCGTGTTGCCGGCCTGAATTACACTCCGCATTTTGCCGTAGTCCATCCCCTGCGTCGCATTCATGACCTTAGCATAACGCTGATCCAGATTTTCAAGCCGACTGATGACTTCACCGCCTTTCTTCGCGCCGAATACGTATTCCGCCGCTGCCTTTTGCTGGTTCCGTACGCCTTGGAAGATGCCATCCATCGCGTCTGCGCTTGGCCGATCGCCGTTTTGCAGAAACGCCATGCGCTTCTGGATCAATTCGCTACCAGCATTCTGCAATTGCTGCCACTTTTCGCCCCAATCTTTAGCGGGCGCTTTAATCAGCATTTCGGCGTGCTGCGCATCGGGTGCAAATTTAGCCTCGACCACGCCCGTCGGGTTTTCTGCGGTACGGATCTGCGCAAGCGGGCCGTTAGGCGTCGGTTGATTGGACTTCGGCGCTCCGACGCCGGCATCGCGTGCGTCTTGGCGTAGCTGATTGTAGCCCTGTGACGTAGCGGCTTTTTCACTCGCAGCCTTGCGCATGACTGCCGCTTCCCCGGCCGACACGCCGGACGTTGCTTGTTCATACGCATGAACCACATCATCAGGATTTTGCCCATGGTCGGCTTTAATCGCCGCTGTTGCATCGTCCGCCTGCTTTTTCGCGGCTTCGTATTTCGGATTAGGCCCCGTATCGCCGGGCAATTTAGGTTGCTCGGTTTTCAGCACTTCGCGCGCCGCTGCGAGCTTGCCAGCATGGTCCATCAATTCTTGCTGCGCCGGCGTCGTGTAGCGCGACACCGCCTTGTACATCGCCGCGCCGCCCGACGAAACGAAGCGCCCCAGCGCTTCGCCGCCGAGACCTTCGGCCGCACCGCGCAATCCCGCGTCAACTATCTCAGGACCGCTACCACCTTCGGCCGCCTTCGTGCCGGCTTCGATCGCACCGCTGCCGACGACGCGGCCCGCGGCTGCCAGGACTGGCCGTGCCGCCGACGCAACACCGAGCACACCGCCAAGCGCGGCCTGCTCAGCAATCTTGGCCGGGCTCTGAGCGTTGCCTTGTACGTAGTCTTTCAACACTTGGCCGGCGCCGCTGCCGGCCGCACCCCCGGCGACAGCACCAGGAGGGCCGCCAAGTGCACCGCCGCCAAGTGCGCCGATAGTCCCGAGTGCTGCGGGGGCGGCACCGACCATGTCGCGCCCCTGCTGGGCCATCTGCTCTGAGTATGCTGCCTGCTGCTCAGGCGTCAATCCTCGCGGCGCCGCTGACGTGTCAATCCCGCGGCGCGCCATGGCTTCGCGCTGTCTCGGCGTCAAGCTTGTCGGGGCCGCCGGGTCAGCAGCGGGTGCCGGCGCATTACTTGACGCAGACCCGCCTCCGAACTTTGCCTGCCACACGTCTATGAATTGTCGGCTGGTGACGCTATCGACGCCACCGGGGAACTTGGCCTTCACGTCGTCCGGTATGTTGCCCCAAACCGCTTTCTTGGCCCAAGCTATGCCTTTCTGGCGTCCCTCACCGGTCGCGTACATGTTCTGCCATGCCGGCGCGTCCGGGTTAGCCTCGTGCGCCGCCAGCCCAGCCGCGCCTTGATTGTGCACCAAGTATTGCTCAGCCGGCGTCGGCGGTCGCCCGTTAGCAGCTTGGAATTGCGCCGCTTCAGCTTTTAACTTATTCGCAGCGGCGCGCGCGTTGTCCTCGGGATTGTGAATGTCGCCGCCGCCGTACTTGTTGAACTCAGGCACAGAGAGATTGAATAGGCCTCTGTACGATCCGGTATCGGCCTCGGGGCCAGCCCGACCGCCGCTCTCGATCTGTGCAAAACGCCGCATGAGGGCGGGATCGACGCCAGTCTCAGCTGAGACCTTTGTAATCGCGTCGTTGACTTGCGGATTTTTGAAAGGTTGGCCCGTGCCGCTGCTGGGCTGGGAGGCTGACGGCGACGGCACGGGCCTCGGCGATGCGCCCCCGCCTGACACAGGAGCGTCTGCAGTCTGCCCCGCCTGCGGTACGGGTGTCAAGGAACTTCCACCATTGGCGCTGCCATCGGTATTGAGCGGTGGTCGTGGCGCACTGGCGCCGTTTACATTTGAGCCTTGCGGGAAAAAAATGCGCTGATTGCCGCGCACAATGCTGGGGTACGAACGCCAGCCGTTGATGGCGTCTACGCGGCCTTCTTCGTGGTACTGCGCGACGCTGGCTTTCAAATCAGCGTCCAGCGGCATATCTTCCAGCGGACGCCCGATCTGCCCAGCGTCACGCATTGGGCCGCTAAGACGCCCGGTCGCTTGCTGTTGTGCGTAGTTGTAGTTTTCGTTCGCAATAAATTGGAGCCCGCGCATTGTTTGATCCGACATGCGCGGTCGATCGCCTTTCTTACCGCCATCCACCCAATTCTTGTAGGCTGCTATTTCACTCGTTGCTCGGTTGATGAAGCCCTCGACGCCGCCCATTTGGTTGGAAAACATCTGCGACAAGCCAGTCGTGCCGGCGGCAGCCGACTTTTCGGCTACATCGCGGCCGACGCCGCCAAGCGTGTCTTTCAGCAACGCCAACCCGGCCGATGAGCTGTACATCCCGAGATTCATCGCTTCGTTTTTGAATTTATTGGCGATGTTGTACTGATTTATGGCGCCTTTCACGTCGTCGCCAGCAAGCATCTTGTCGTTTTTAGCGAGACGGTCCGGGTTGGTAGCATTCCAGCCGCCGACTTTCGGCGCGAGCCCGTACTTTTCCATCTGTACAGAGCCGTTGGGGCCGACGTGGCCTGTCTGCCCGTCGATTGATCGCGTGCGAACGGGGAAGCCGGCGGGCTCGTTTGAGCTGCCAATTCGGATGTCCCCGTGCGACGCGGATTCCACGTCTTTGGGGACCGTACCGTCAAAATTCGTGATGTTGGCGAGCTTCTGGCTAACCTGGGAATGGAGCTGTTGCGCCTGCAGAAACGCCGCGCCGTGCTGCTGTACAACATCCTGCCAGTCCGACGCCTTTTCCGGGATCGTTTGCAATCCCAGCGAAGTAATGGATTGCTTTTCTTGCGGCGATAGACTCCGAAGCGTGGCCGCGTACGCGGGTTGATTGCCGCCGGCAGCGTTCAGCTTCGTAATGACTCCGTTTGCCGCTGCGAGCTTGGCCCCGGCGCCGTCCACGGCCTGCCCGGCGAAGTCCTGCACCCAATCGCCTTTGCCGCGCGCCTTGAGCATGTTGGCTTTGCTAAAATCGCCGGCTTTGTATTGATCAAGCAGCCAGTTATCAATCGTGTCGTTCGTCATGAACGGATTTTGAGCGGACTGCGGCATTCCGAAGTTAGTTGCACTCTTTTGGATGTCCACCTGCTGCTGTTTCTGTTGAGCAATCGTACGAAGCTGTTCGGCTGCTTTTGGCACGAAGTTACGCGCCGCTTGGACCTGCTCGGGCGCGAACAGCTGCGCAATCGGATTGGCCGCAACCTGACTGGCACGGTCAACCTGCTGCTTAAGCTGATTCTCCGCTTGGTCGAGCGCGGGCGCGCCGGGGGGCAGGGACGTATAGTGCGGCCCGGGCAGTATCTTGGCGAGCGAACTGCCGAACTGTTGAATCGGATTGCCTTGCGGCTGCGGCATCTTCGCGGGCAGCGTGCCGCTATTGTCGAGTGCCGCCAGCCCGCTACCGAAGTCGTCCGCCATTTTGCCGTGCTCCGCGCTGCTTCCTCGCGAACAACGCGAGGAATTGCAACACAGTAGCACGGTTATGGGCCGGCTGTCACCGTGCTTTCAGGTACTGCGCAACCCATTGCTGTTTTACGATTTCAATCCGCCCGATTACTTCGGAAAACCGCGTTGTGGCAATGTCGTTACCGCTCCACTCGCCATTAGGATGCAGGGCAAGTATAATCACCGCGTCGATGTCGCCCGCCTCCGCTTGCGCCAGGACTTCGCGCAAGTTCCGTATGATGCTGTCGCGAATCTCAGCTTTCGCAGTCGGTTTGGTGACGAGCTTTACTGGTTCCTTCACGGCTTGTTTTCATCCCTCCACTCAATTTGAAACACGTCCAGAAGCTCCATAGCTCCGTAGTCCATGCTAGGAGAGTCCATTATCTTGCGAACAAGTCTTTGCAGATCTGGCGGTATGCGCCCGTACAACCCCGTAATGCTGCCTTTAAGGGTATCCGCATCGAACTTTCCACCTACAGTGTAGTGCTTGAACATGATGTAAATCCTCCATCTACTACCCAAAGTCATGTCACCCCACGCCTGGATACGCCGAAATGATGCTCGCAGTACGAACTGCCGTCGATTTTCGTGCCGGCGCAGAACAAGTAAGGCGCGTCATTGACCGGCCAACGGCAATGGTGCGGCTCCAGGTCGAGCAACGCAACAGGGCCAACAGAAGGCAGCAACGGAGTTGACGCGACAGCGCGATGGTAGACGTGCCGCCATACGGGCTGCCCTCGCTTCGGCAGGCCGAGCCTACCCGCCCTGCCGATGACGCTGCCCTTAGTCGTGTCCAGCTTGGCAGCGATATCATCGAACGTAAAACCCCGATCGCGCAACTTGCGGAGCTGCGTATCGCGTTCCTCGGTCCACAGCGTCATGGCACGTCTCCAAGCGGTGTCACGTCTCCAAGCGGTGTCACGCTGCTCCATTGCATCCAAGACGTGCCAACGACGCTGTAGAAAAACCGCGTCTCGCGATCATGGCGCGGCCCCCACACGACACGCACGCCGCTGGACGTGCATTCGACAATCTCGCCGCAGTTCAAGCCGCCGATGGCGAGATTGCTGATCTTGTCGCCGACTTTGAGTGCGCCGAATTCTTTGATGTTCATTGGAGCAGCCACGCAAGATACCAAGCAACAAAATTTGCTGTCAGCGCAACGATAAACCACCAATTCATAGCTCATCTCCGAGCAAATCCAGAATGCCGAGCAGAATGCCGACAACGACGATAGCGCGTGTGTCGTCCTTTGCCAAGCGCTTGGCACGCTGGCGCAGCCGCTCGATGCTGGCCTCAAGGGTGCGCTGCCGCTCGTTGTCCATGTTCATGTTTCGCACTCGATTATTTCAAAGTCGTCCACACTGAGTCCTTTGCTTACGCAGTAGATATTCCTCTCTGCGTACCTGAAAAAGTCTTCACGCAGATAGCGCTCCGCTTCGTCTCTACTGCTGAACGATGCGTGTACGCGCCAGTTTGCCGCCTTTTCCACTATGTCAAAGGTCATCGTCAGTAAACCACTCGCTTGCCAGCTTCCGGCTTGAAGCTCGCCACCGCGACGAACGACTTGCCAGCATCGCCGAGTTTCTCAATGCCGGCCGGTGATTTCATCTTGCGATCGAATGCCGCGTCGCCGAACTGCTCTTGCGCGAGCTGCGCAGCGGCAGTGTCATCCTGCCACTTGCGATGTACGATGGCGTCCTTGACGACAACGCCGGGAATCAGCTCGCCGTTGCCGATCGCACGTGCTTGGATCTGGGCGTCAATCGCTGCGGTGTACGCGCCGATCGACTGTACGGCTTTGATCATCGGAACGAGATTGGCGCTCTCGATCGCATTGGCGTCGATGGCCTGCAGTTTGGCTAGCACCGATTCGAGATCAGCGTAAACGGTGGCAAGGGCGGGGGTGTTGGTATTCATGGTGCGCTCTCCAGCGGTTTGAATGTTGGTAGCGTACGGAAGGAATTAGCGGGTGTCAAGTCCTAAACACTAACACCATGCGCAGCAGCGTACTCGCGCGTGACGGTGACGATTTCGCACGGAATGCCTGCTGCCTTAGCTTCGACTAACGCAGCATCGCGGCGCTCAACTGTCGAGTAAGATTGGTGAGACTGACCATTAAAGAAACGAAGAACGCGACCTTCCCACAAAGCAGTGTTGTATGCAAGTTTGCGAGCCGCGTATTCCTTCTTGGTCATTTGCGCTCTCCAGCGGTTTGCGTTTCCAATGCCCACACCGTACACACGATCCAAAACCGTGTCAACACCTATTTTGAATTATTTTCGCAGTTTTACGGCCGACTCCCTCCACTGCGCCGCCAGATATAATAGCCAAGTGCGTACATGCGCGCACGGCTCGCCACGGTCTAGCGCAGCATTGGTGCTCCACAGAGCTCGCGACAGTTCCCGCCACGTCATTGCGTACGCTTTTCCCGTTTTTCCATCCGCCGACCATAGCCGTAGCTCGTTTCCGTGTCCACCCCCAAAAGCCAGGCCAGCTTGCCCAGTTCATAACCCTCGCAAATGGCATCCCAATGGGCCACAGCGGCCCGCCCATTGACCGGCGATGCGACGATGGCAATCCGCAGCGCCGATGCTGCAGGCTCATCAGCAGCCGCCAGAACGCGTTGCTTACGCTTCGTGCGTTCGAAATCCGTGCGCCGCAGTCGTCCGATCGTCACCAGGTCATCGACGACGCTCGCGAGCAATCCGCCGCAAAGCTCCGCAAGCTCGATCGGCAATCCGGCTTGCCTGCACGCTGTTGTCAGCGTCGAGCTTTTCATCCGTACCAGCCGACCGATGCGATCCGTGTGATTCGCAACCGTCTGTACAGCCGTGTATGGGAGCCGTATTGTGGCTGGGAGTGTGTTCATGTGAATTTCCGCGTTTTCACGGGTGGGTGTTATCACCTCTGACTCCCCCTCGTCTAGTGGGTGTGCTACTGCTTAGCCTGCACACCCCCACACTTCGAAGGGACTGATTGAATATGTACGCTGTAAATTTACGGCTTTTCACCGTGAGTTCACAAGTACGTGATACGGTGAATTTACATGTTGCGCTGCGGTGAATTGTGGTTTACACAGAAATTTACACGCATTAATGCGATTTACAGGAGTTTTTGACATGCACCCGAAATTCGATGGCGAGCTACCGGATGGCTGGCAAGGCGGCGACCCAGTCACAAAGTTCTGGAACGGCAACTATATTCATCTGTACCGAGTGACGCAGCCGTGCGTGACCTGTGGAGTTGAAATCAGCATCGACGTGACTAGGCACGCGCTCGACGGCAGCAAGAAAAACGCGGGACTGCTGCTGCGCAACTGCCCGAAGTGCCGTGCGGAACGTAAGGCCGGCGGTCCCGGATCGCGCGGCGGCACGTCTAGGCCGGTTGCGAATGGGTCGGCGCCCGTACAGACCACAATCGCAGCAGTACCGGCAGAAATAATGCAGGAACTGGAAACACTGCGTACGGCCAACGCCACCATGAAAGAGGAGCTGGAGGGCCTGTATGTGCAGCTCAAGGAATTGCGCGGCCAGCAACGGCCAGCCGAAACCGTCGGCTTCAAGCCGCCCACGAAGCCGCCCACGAAGCCGCTGGAACCGGCGACATATCGGCGGCTGCCTGAGCCCCTGACTATGGCGGAAGCCACAAAAAGGATACATGAGCAGCTTGCCAAAAATAATTCAAAAATGCCTTGGGAAGGAGGTTGACAGCGTACTGGCATGTGTGTACGTTACGAACATCGAAAACAGGAGATGGACATGACCTACAGCACGATCTACGGCCTCGACGGCCACACGATCACGGACGGCGTCCAGTCGCAACGGGTGTGCGACGCGACGATCCAGGCGGCCCGCAGCATCGCGGCGACCCGGCGCATAAGCGTGGTGGTCGAGGATCGCGGCACCGAGGAGTGCTACCGGGTAACGCCGGGCGGCCACAAGTGGCGCGCCCCCAAGGGTTGGGTGCCGTCGTGGGCTCAGGACGCAGATCTGTAACAATTCGTTACTAGACAGCGTACTGGCATGTGTGTACGTTCTGGGCATCGAAACGCCGAACCGCTGGAGAGCGAAAAATGAACATCCGCCGCCAAGACCTGATCGCCGCCCTCACCCAAATCCAGAACCACCCGGCAATCATTTCGCAAGACATCTTGTCAATTCACGGTTGTGCGCCGCTTTCGAGCGAAACCGAATTACGCGCCTCAATTGAGTATCACATGGGCCGAATCGCCAAGTGGTCGAATGTGGCCGGTAACAAACGGCGGCTCTTGCGAGCCGCCTAGGCGAGTGAGGCTTGACAGTCCTCCGTACGTACGCTAGAACATAACCACTCAAACCGCTGGAGAGCGCAAAATGATCAACCGAATAAAGACCGACAAGGAATTAGTGCAGGAAGCCGCCCGCAAGCTGGCGCTTGCCACCACCAACGAATTCGACCAGGCTTGCAAAGACATGGTCGAGGTGCTTCAATACGCGCAATCGATCGAGTGGTGGAAGCAGTTTGAGACGGAGTCTGTATGATGAAACTGATTGCACAGAAATACAAGACGTATGAAGGTGCCCGCAAGCGCGCCGTTTTCGAGAACAGCGCAGCGCCCGGAGAATTCAAACGCGACGATAAGGCCCGCCTGTACTGCTACCGCGTCGTAGCTGATCCTAACGACGGCAATGTGTGGCGAGTAGGACGCGTAACGGCGCCAGCAAACGCATTGCTACCCGAAGTGAGTTACGAGCCATGAGCGACGCAAAGATTACCGCATTTGTGTTGCTGGTCGGCGTCGCAACACTTTTCTACGCATGGGCATGCATTCTTATTCTGGTAATGCCATGAGGCACCATCACAGCCACGGTGGCGCACTCGGCATCTTCGCGATTGTCGCCGCCATCGCGTTCGCTTTCGGCGAACGCACAGCGCGCATTATTGTCGGCAGTGCGTTGCTGATCGGCGCGGCGTTCTTCGCGCATATCATAATCAGCGTTTGGGTGGAGACGATATGATGAATCTGAAACCAACCGGAACTGAGATCAGAGCGTACCGCGACACGCACTCGTGCGGATTTCACGAAGCTCGTGAAATACTGATGGGAGAATGGCGTAAGAAAGAGCTTTATAAAATTCGTCTTCGCGCCGGTGAATTGTACACCATCGAAGCGCTGCGAGACATTGTCGTCGATTTGGTGGTTTTTCTTATGGATGAAATCGCTTGACACCTCCAACTCAACGAGCGTAGCCTTTCAAATGCCGGCGCCTCGCGGACCCTCAGTGGGCGGAGTATTCGACCATGGTAAACCACCCTCACCGTAAAAAGATTTTATTCACGTTGCAAGACATTAGCAATGCGCATCCATGTGCGACCGGATGGTCGCAGTTGCTCGGCGCGCTCCCGGCAAAAACACCGATGAATACCCGTCTTTCACTCGGAGACATAGCGCAAGCAAATGGCGTTGCTGACGCCCTCTGGTGCATTCGCGTGCTGAATTGGTCCGATATTTCGGTTCGCAGGCGCGTCATATCCAGTACCATAGTGCCAGCTGTCGCGAGGGCATCTGTGCACACAGCGGATGCCAGGGTGCATGACTGTATCGCTGCAGTCAAAAAATGGTGCGAAGGCGACAACTCTGTTGACCTGGATGCGGCGGCGTGGGCGGCGGCGAATGCGGCGAATGCGGCGGATGCGGCGAATGCGGCGGATGCGGCGGGGGCGGCGGCGTGGGCGGCGGATGCGGCGGGGGCGGCGGCGTGGGCGGCGGGGGCGGCGGCGTGGGCGGCGGGGGCGGCGGCGTGGGCGGCGGGGGCGGCGGCGAATGCGGCGAATGCGGCGAATGCGGCGTGGGCGGCGAATGCGGCGGCGGTGGAACGGGTGCGTCAACGCACGGACATCATTACCGCGTTCCCGCCAAATGTGTTGACGCCCTGACTCGGGCGTCAACGTGTCTTTTCCGCCTGACCTGCAAGCCTTCTGGGACGCCGCCATCGCGCGCGGCCTGTTCCCACTGGCCATTGCCCGAAATTCCAAAGCCCCGATCGGTGAGGGTTGGAATATATGGACCTACCCAATCGCGCACCCAGGCGCGGGCGGCGTAGGACTCCGCTGCGGCGATAACGGACTGACCGCTTTCGACTGTGACCATTCGGACCCGCAGGTATCACAACGATTGCTCGCAGCGTTTCGTTCCGTATTAGGTCCGAGTATCCCCGTGCGCTGGGGTCGCGAGCCGAGGTTCTTGATTCCGTTTTATCTTGTTGACGCACCCGTACAGGGCCGCACGTTTAGTTTCCCAGACGGCAATAAGCTGCAGTTGATGGGAGGCCAGTTCGTTGCTTTCGGCCCGCACAAAGATACCGGCCGAGATTACCGTTGGGAAAATTGGGATGCTGACTGGCCGCGTTTGACAGCCGAACAACTGCAAAAGGTTTTGTCAGAGGTCCCACTAAGAGCCGGAACGTCGCTACGCTTTACGGCCGACCACGAAACCGCTAGCGCCGACGAATTGAAATACGCGGCGCCGCAAACGTACGATGAGTGGGAGGCTGGGCGTGATGCTGCCGCTCGATACCTCGGGATGCTCAAGCATGAACTGCTAGGCAAAACCGAAGGGCGAGGATCTACGATCTTCGCAATTGTTGGCGTGCTGAAATTCGCTGCACAGCATGCCATGTGTACGCGAAGCGAGATTGAAGACGCCATCATAGAAGCCGGTCACAGCCTGGACGAAGGCATTGGCGGCCGCACGCTGGGCGAAGAAATAAGCCGACAAGACGAACTACCAGTCTTACGTGGCAATCTGATCATGCAAGCGATCATGTCGCGACGTACGATTCTGCAAGGACTAAACGATGCACGAACAATGCCGACGCTGGAATTGCGATCGGGCTTTGAAATCTCATTGGAGGATGACAGTGCAGAGTTACCATGGTTATTATATCAACGGATACTTTGTGGTGAAGTTCATTTCTTCACCGGGCACAGCGGCGCCGGCAAGTCCGCGCTCGTTACTGATATGGCTGTGCAATTTCTACGAGGGCAAGCGTGGCTCGACGCCGATAACGAACGCGTCGATGGTCACGTATTATGGGTCGCCGCCGAAGATGATTACGGCACAGAACGACGCGTAAGGCACTTGTTACGACAAGAGCCGAATGCGCTCGAATTGAGGCTGCGGTTTCATTTGATTCACAGTGTTAACGAACCGATGGCCTTCGAACAGCAGTGTGTGGCCCAAGTGCAAGCACTAGCTGCGATGGGCAAGCGCGTCGATATGATCGTGCTAGATACTTGGGGAGCGTCGGGCCTTTGTTTTGCCGACAACGATACTGAAGCTGTCCTAAAAGCCATGTTCATCTTGAAAAGCGTAGCGCGCCGTACAAACGCGGCTTTGGTCGTCACTGATCACTTGCCGCTCGGCAACGAAGACGCGTGGCAGAAAGGCAACGGCGCCAAAACCGGCAATAGCGGCTTTGTGTACCGCGTCACTGGCACTCGCAACGATTACGTATCGGTCGATTGTGGCAAGGCGCGCGGAGCGCCGAAGGCCAAGAGTTATACCGGCCGAATCGTCTCGGAGAACTACGGTAAAGACGCGAAGGGGCGTACAACAACGGTTAACGTGTTTAAGCGCACTTCCGAGATCATCAAAGAGAACAAGGAGCAGTCCGCGGTGCTCAGGCTGGCCGCGATGCTGCCGGGCGTTACGGCTGCGGGCATGGACGCCCTGCGAGCGGGCAGCGTCGTCAGATTTGACAGCGTAGCGGCCGAAGTTGGTCACGCTATCAAGGGCGAAGTACCCGGCTACGTCGTCAGTAAGGACGCCGCCAAAAAAATGTTCGAAGACGGTTTGAAAAATTTAATGGACAGCGGGCACCTTCGGGCCTTGTACGGTTTTCCGTTTTTTGTTATATATCCGCCGGCCGGCAGCGTACGGCAAGAATTGACTATTCCGTTCACAATCGAAATACCGAAGGAGAGCTTTCCGTGGTAATAAGACAGACACATACGTACGTAACTATGGAAGTCAGCAGGGCCGCGTATAAAGAAATATACAACAAAATGGAGGCGGCCGGTTACGAACACGCAATTAACGATGAGGGTGAAATCGACATGCACGGCATTGCCATCGTCTCTCGTCAAGAGGGGTTTCCAGGCGAAGACGATGGGCGTTGATGCGAACGGCGAGTGGGACGGCATCTGCGCGTGCGGTAAAAAGGAAATGGACGGGCGACGATGTTTCCTTGGTGCGACCCACACGCCTCTGGCACACACGACATACCAGCCTACGCCGTGGGTGATACATGCAGGAACGGACATGACGCGGGCCGAGACAAGCGCGGTCAGTGCATGCAGTGCAGAAGAAACGCAAATAAAAGACACCGCGACAGGTACCCAGAACGCCGCAGAGAGTCAGACCGCAAACGGTACGCCGTGGACCCCGCCTTGGCAAAAGAGCGCGAGCGAAGGCGATACGAAAAAGATTTTATAAAAATTTCGCTTAAAAGCGCAAAGAAAAGAGCAGCCGAAAGAAACATCCCATTCAACATCACGGAAAATGACGTACAAGTACCCGCATTCTGCCCGGTGTTTGGTACGGAGCTGAAAGTAGGAAGGGGAAAATTTAACGATGCGTCTCCCTCACTAGATAAAATAGTGGCATCGTTAGGTTATGTTCGCGGCAACGTGTGGGTTATCAGTAACCGGGCCAACAGAATAAAAAGCGACGCTAGTATTGAAGAACTAGAGAAACTTGTTGAAAAACTGAAAAAGCAGATGCAGAGATTTCCGTGGTCTGGGACGACGGCGACGGAGAAATAGTGTACCCGATGGATGCGAGCTATTTACGAAAGAAGATGCCGTGGGAATAGCCTACTACAATGAAAAAGACCCGTTCGCAGCCGAGTGGCTGCGCAAATTGATTGCTGCGAACATGATCGCACCCGGCGATGTCGACGAAAGGAGCATCGAAGATGTTACTCCCTTGGAGCTTGCCAAGTACACGCAATGCCATTTCTTCGCCGGCATCGGTGTCTGGTCTTACGCCATGCGTCGCGCCGGGTGGCCCGATGATCGGCAAAGCTGGAGCGGTTCTTGCCCATGCCAACCTTTCAGCCAAGCAGGCCAAGGCGCGGGGTTTACTGACGAGCGGCACTTATGGCCTGCGTTTTTCCATCTTATCGAGCAGTGTAGACCTGACGTCGTTTTTGGCGAGCAGGTTGCGAGTCCGGACGGACTTGCTTGGCTCGACCTTGTACAATCTGACATGGAAGGTACGAACTACGCCTTCGGGGCGCTCGATCAATGCGCTGCGGGCTTCGGGGCGCCGCACATCAGACAGCGGCTTTATTGGATGGCCTACGCCACGAGCTTTTACGGTGCGGGGGACGCCGAAACTGTCCGATTACGAAGCCCGGAACGCTCGATGCATAGCGAAGCATGGGAGGGGGATGGGTCAACCTCTGGAGTTACAAGTTCAGTTAGCGGGCTGGCCAACAACAACAACGCGGGATTGGAAGGACGGAGCAAGCGAGGGGACGGTTCCGACGAATGCCCTGCTTGGCCGTTCGGCATGGCTAGCGGGCTGGCCAACAACAACGGCTGCGGGCAGTACGGACAGCGGCCGAAAAACGCAAGCCTTGGTGACTTCAATAACGGGACCGGCTCGACTAACGGCTACTGGCGAGCTGCTGACTGGCTTCGATGCAAAGATGACAAGTGGCGGCCAGTTGAACCCAGTTCATTCCCGCTGGCTCATGGGGTTGCCAATCGAGTGGGACTTTTGCGGGGCTACGGTAATGCTATCGTCGCGCCGCAAGCCGAAGAATTCATAAAAGCGGCTATGCAGTACATGCCATGACTGAAGAACTGTTCCCATGGGAGCCACACCCTCGATCGGTCGAGGATATTGTTGCGCTGCTGCAGAGCGATTTCGCGTACGCTGTCACGCATACCGCAGTTGTGGTGCATTCCAACAATCCAATGCTGATTTTCACGGCCAACACGCAACGGGGCCAGATCGTGCCGCGCGGCGAAGTGAAATTCCTTGACGGCACGACAATTGAGCTGCAAGATATCGGAATGCCGCAGGTCAATACGCAGTACATGACCGTACAGCAGATCATGTCGCGTGTCTGGAAATTGGCAAGTGAATTAGGTCTGGAGCTGGACAATGGATGACGGCTTAAAAATCGAGACAGCGGCCGGCGTCACGCTCCGTGACGCGATACGCACACACATGATTGTGTTCGCGCACACAATCAGCACAAGCCGTCACTGCGGTCAGGATGTCGTCGCAGCGTACATCGACGGCTTGGCAGGCGTCATGGCGCTGGCAATTGCGGGCAGCCATGCCAGCAAGGATGACGTTGTTAACGCTACGTTAGCTAAATTGCGTGAAGCTCTTGATCGGGATATGCAATACCTGGGGAAAAACCATGCCGAGCATTAACAGCAGACACGATCCGGTTGACGCCGCTGAAATCGAACGCGCGAAGCTGGCCGCTGCAGTTGCTGAGTTTCAAGCGCGGACTATCAGTGAAGTTGTTTTCCGTGCCGCGCTTTTCGGACTTGGTTTTCGAAGTGCGGCGCTCGCAAGTGAGTTTTGGTACCACGACAGCCTGCGGTATGAGAACGAGACGCGAGCAAAGCGCTGATGTACCCGGCTCCGATCCTTGCACCCTTCATACCGCGCCGTCATCAAATAGAGGGCGTTCAAGCGCTTGTTGCTCACGAAGGACGGTTTAGTGTTGCCGAAGCGTCCGTCGCGTCGGGCAAGAGTGCCATGCTCGGGATGCTGGCAATTCACTACAGTCAATTCGGCCGCGTACTGATCGTTGCGCACAACAAAGAACTGGTGGTTCAAAATGCCGAAGCATGCAAACAACTTGGGTGCATCCCTGGCGTCTGTTCAGCATCCATTAGCGTCAACGCCTTCGCCCGAGTTACAGTCGGAACTATCGGAACAATCGTTAGTAGACTTCACCTTTTCCGTGACGTGGTGGCGATTCTTGTGGACGAAGTTCACCGGACGCCGCCCGCTAAGTCGTCGCAATACCGGCGGCTTTTCGATAAACTCGCGCAAACCAAAGTCCACGGATTGACCGCGACGCCATTTCGATCAGACGGTACCGGCGATCTCAACCGCACATTCGGTCCGGTTGTTTTCAAGTATACTTTCCTCGACGCGCTCCGCGACGGTTACGTTAAACCACTGGTCCCGGTGGATGCCGGTGAAGATGAAACAATCGAAGTGGCGGGGCTGAAAACCGTAGCCGGCGATTTCGACATGGACGAGATGGCGCCACGCGCAATCAAGCTGTCGCCGAGCCACGCGAAAACCATCTTGGACGTGATGCAAAAATACGGCCGTCGCCGCGTGTTGGTGTTTTGCTGTAATATCGAGCACGTCGATAGGATGGAAGCTGAGCTGCAAAAGCGCGGTGCTTCGGTTGTTGGAGTGCACTCGCGGTCGATCACAGGCAAGCGTGACAAAGCTGTGGATGCATTCAAAGCCGGGCGCGCGGAAGTCCTCGTATCGTGCAACATGTTCACGACGGGCTTTAACGTCATCGACATTGATTATATGGCGTTCTGCCGAGCTACCAAGTCCGCTGTACTGTACGCGCAATCGCTGGGGCGCGGCGCCCGCATAACGCCGTATGCAGCTAACTGTCTAGTGTCGGATTTTGGCGGCAACATTCAGCGCCACGGCACCCTCGACGCCGTCATGGCGGCACCGGGCCGGTTACTGGAATGCGAAGCGGACCCGTGCACAGCCGAATGGGAGACGTGGGAAAACGGTAAGACGTGCCCGGAGTGCCAAACGCTGCACCGGAGCGCGCCGAAGTGCAAGAGCTGCGACGAACGATTCGATCCGCATTTTCACGGCATGCGCTGCCCGCACTGCCGTCAACAGCAATCCGAAATAAAGACATGCGCGGCGTGCGAAGAAACGTATGCCGCATTTTTGCATCCGCTCTGCCCGTTCTGTGGTTTTGACAATACCGTGGTCATGGCAGCCGGCAAGGATCTGAAAATGCGAGGCGGTGCGAACGAAGCCGTCAGCATTCGCAAAATAGTGGAAAGCAGTCCTTGGCAAGAAATCGTCAGTCCGCCGGTCAAGAATCCTTCGGGCGGCTGGACTTTGACGACGCGATACACTACGGCGTTGTGGCCGTATGAGGTACTGCCCGACGTACATTCGGTGTACCTCATACGCGCGCTGAATGGACGCTATATCGCGGCGGCTCTGTATGATACGCAAAGACAGATACACAAAAAATGACTTGTACGGAAATAGGGTGTTGACGCACCCCTAAAACTTTGTCATACATTTGCGTCATCAAACCACGGAGAGCGAAATATGAAGATCACGGTCGAATTCGAAAACGAAGCGGAGTTCAAGGCTCGTATCAAGAATCCGCGCGGCGGCAAGGACGACGATGGCCAGCCGGCCGGCACGACGCAGGCCCCGCCCCCGCTGATGCCCCCCCAGGGGCAGTCCACTGCGTTCAATCCTGCACCCCCGCCGGCCGCGTTCACACCGCCGCAGTTTCCCGGCGCAGCTGGGCAGCCCACTGTCGATCCGACTGTTGCGGGCCTCGTTCAGCGTATCGTCGCCCGCATCGACAGCGCAATCGCCAGCGGTCAGCCTGCCGACGCGGTGCTGAACTGGTTCCGGGGTCAATGCGGTGCGGAAGCCAGTGCCGCCACCATGGACCAGATCAAGGCTGTTTTCCTGCCCAAGCTCGCGGTTCCGGGGCTGGAGAACATCGCCAAGCTGATGAACGCATAGCCCGGCGCGGTGTAGGGCCGGTCAGCAGAGGGATCGGTAAAGAAAGGCTGTTTGCGGCGCGTCGGGCTCCGGATGTTGCAGCGTTCAAAGCAGCCAACCTCTGCATTCATAAAGGGCGCACCACTGCGTCCTTGGGGGCGGCTAATGGATGCACACCGCCCCCTAAATTCCAAAAGGTCCATATATGGCTGAGTTACTGCTTGGGGCCAACATGCGGTACACTACGATCATCGATGATGAAGACTATCCGATAGTTTCGCGTTGGTGTTGGCAGTATAAACTTTCAGCACAACGGCGAAATCAAAAAGTTTATGCCAAGCGGACAACGAGAATAAAAGGCCGGAAAGTGACTATTCTGCTGTCCCACTTCATTTTAGAATTGCATGGGAAGCCGCGTCCAAGTGATGGCCATGATGCAGCGCATCTGAATGACAACTCGCTAGATGATCGTAGCAAAAACCTCGAATGGCAGACGCAGCGACATAACCGCGGCTGGCGTAGAAAAGGTTGAGGTCTGATGGCCCACGCGATCTTCGCACCATCATCCGCCGCAACGTGGTTAGAGTGCTCTTTCAGTGCACGCAACAGCGTGCCCGAGGCGCCAAAGCCGCTGAAAACGCAGCTCGCCGCCGACGAAGGCACGCGCGTACACGCGCTGCTGGCGGCATCCTTTACGGACGCCGATGCAGCCGAAGGCGACACAGCCGAGGATACGATCGCGCTCGGGATGGCGTTTATACGCGGACTGGAACCCGGCGATCTGTACGCAGAATTGAAGGTCGAGCTGGCGCACGAATGCGGCGGCACGACTGACGTATTCAACCACGCACCACACATCGCCACCATACTTGATCTGAAAAACGGCAGGTGGGATGTTGATGCATATCACAACAAGCAAATGCTGACATACGCGGCTGCACTGCTTAGTCAGTGTGACGCCGAATGGTGGCGCCTAGTGATCTTTCAGCCGAACGGCTTGGACGAAACACCGTTTAAGCAGTGGGTCGCGCACCGCAGCGAAGTCGTAGCGCACCGTGATCGCGTGCTGCGGCAGATTGCCGACCGTAGCGCTCCGCGTCCCGGTCCTTGGTGCCGCTGGTGCAACGCGTTTCAGCAATGCCCTGCGATGGCGACCGATGCCGGTTTCGTCATGGGCGCCATGTCGCGCGCTCCCGAGAGTTTGACCAGCGAAGAACTTGTACGGCTGTTGCGAATCATCCGGGCGCTTGGCGACGTAAAAGCCGTTTACGATGACGCATTGACTATGAAGCTGAAGCTCGGTTACGCAACACCGGGCGCTATACTGAAGCCGGGCCGCGCATTCCGCGCCTGGAATGACCAGGAGCAAGCCGCCAAAGTGCTGTATGAGAGTTTCGGTGCGCGTGGAATCAAGCCAGTGTCGCCAGCGCAAGCTGAAAAGCTCGGGCTGGCTGGTAAGCAATATGCGGCTGTCGGAGCGCACAAGCCCGAGGCGCCGCTCAAAGCGAGTTATTGACGTGCGAGAGTGGGCCACTAAGTCCGATGCTTGGCAGCGCGGATTTCGGGATGGCTACCTAGGCGTTGATGATACGCCCGTTGAACAATTCCATAGTGCCTATGAAATGGGGCAGATATCTGGAATGGCCGAACGAAAAGCATTGACCAACGCTAACCGTACGTCTACACTACCCATGTTGAAACTTTGACAATGGCAAAAGGAAACTGACAAATGGCACAGCGACAATACGAAGCTGCAACGGTGTTCAACGCTCGCATTGCGGACATGCGGCACTTGTGGGACCCCTCCCGCGAGTACAAAGGGCAGCCCACGCAGAAGCCCAACTACTTCGCCATGTTCCTCGTCAAGAAGACTGTGGCGCAGTGGTTCCAGGAACCGGCGCTAGCGGGCATCGCGGCGGCGTGCGGCAAAATTTACCAAACGAATCCGCATGTCCTCGTTTGGCCCGTCATCGATGGCGACATGCCAAGCCCGGAGGGCAAGTCGTCCGAGTTTGCCAAAGGTCACTGGCTATTTTCAGGATCGAGCGGTAACCCGCCGAATGTCGAAATCGTTCAAGCCGGCGGCGTACTCACGAAGCTGACGAACAAAGTCGGCGTGAAGTCCGGTGATTACGTCATGGCCGGCGTAACGGCAGCCGTGAAACAGAACGACCCGCGTGGCGTCAAGCTGTACCTCAACGCCGTTGTGTTTTCATCGCCGGGCGAGGAAATCGTGTTCGCCAATTCCGTCAGCGGTGCCGAGCTGATGCGGATGGCGGAACAGCAAGGCTTGCGTCCTGCGGGCTTCAGTGCGTCGCCCGGTGGGTTTGTGCCTCAGCCCTTCGGAGCGCCGCAACAGCAGTTTGGACAGCCTGGGGGTTTTACGCCGCCGGCAGGCGGATTTGCCCCGACACTGAACGCCCCTGCCCTTTCGGGTGCTCAGGCCCTGAGTGGGCCGGGTTTCGGTGGGCCTGCGGCGACACCATCCCATTTTAGCGCGCCGCCGGTTAACCCGTTCGGCCCGCGCTAAGTGAGCAGGGAGGGGGCGTGTTGCACGCCCCTCCCATTTCACCATGGCACACCCTGACGATCTCCTATGCGATTTTGAGACGCGCTCACGCACCGATCTTAAACGGGCTGGCGCGCGACGCTATGCGGCAGACCCATCAACAGGCGTGACTTGTGTAGCATGGGAGTTCCGCGGCGTCGAAAAGACCGCATGTCCCGTGCACCCGTTCCTAGGCACACATGCGCTCGCAGACCTGTATGCCGATGTGCGGGAGTGCCGGCGCTTTGTCGCACATCACGCTAATTTTGATGTGGCGATTTTGCGCGCTGTTAATCCGTTTCTCGATTTGCCGCTATCTAAGATTGATTGCACGATGGCACGCGCTCAAGCACTGGCGCTGCCCGGCGGTTTAGAACAAGTCTGCCGTACGCTCGGGACCGAAGGTAAGAGCCCCGAAGGTCACGCGCTGGTCATGGCGACGTGCAAACCCCAAAAAGACGGCACGTTCAATGAAGACGTGGAAACATACCGCAAGCTGGTAGCGTACTGCCTTCGTGACAAACGCGCTTTGAAAGGAGTTGACGAGCGCTTGCCACCCTTGACCGATCACGAACGTCTGATTTTCGAACGCACGTGGCGAAAGAACGAAATCGGATTGCCGATCGACGTGCACCTAGCTACTGCCATTGCAATGCGCCGGCAGGAAATTGAGCAGGAGAGCACTGCCACATTGATGGAGCTGACGCAGAATGCAGTAACGAAGCTGTCACAACGCCAGCGCATCATGGAGTGGTGCAATAGCGGCAACCGAGCGGCTGGGTTGGAAAGCACACAAAAGCATATCGTTGCGGAAAAGTTGGCCGACGAAAATCTGCACCCAGACGTGCGGATTGTTTTGGAGCTACTGCAGTCCGAAGGCGGCTCCGCCCCGTTGAAAGCGCAAGCGCTGCTCGATCGCCATGTGAGCGGTTTTTACAAAGACGCAACGCGGTACTTCGGTGCACGGTCAGGCCGGGGTACTTCCGAAGGCGCAAATATGTTCAACATCGCGCGGCCATCCGGTAAGTACGACGGGGAAGATGGCAGACCTACGATTGACAGCGTAATTCAGGGTCTCAAAGCCGGCTACAGGTACAACAACATCGCACTTACAGACTGCTTGCGGAGCGTAATTATCGCTCCTGATGGTTGGATGGTTTGCGACAACGACTTGTCAGGCGCAGAATACCGGATTGCGCTATGGATGGCGGGAGATACCGAGCGCCTAAACGTGGTTGCAGATAAAAACAATAATCCGTACATATACAACGCCATTAAAATGGGCGGGTGGCCCGAAGGGTGGACGAAAAAGACGAACTTAAAAGAGTACACCATCTATAAAAACGTTACGCTTGGCGGCAACTATCAACTCGGCTGGAAAACTTTCCTAGCACACATGCGTAAAGGCGGCATTAGTATAGATGAAGCTAAAGCCCGTTCTAGTATCGATGGGTATCGGCAGGCAAATCCGCTTTTGCAATCGCTTTGGTGCGCGCTCGCCGATGCGTTCAAGTTTGCTATCTACGAGCAGCCCGGCCGCATTTTTCCGGCCGGCAAAGTTGCTTTCCAAAAGGACGGCCGCGGTACCGTGTGGATGCTACTGCCATCCGGCCGTGCGGTGCCGCACTACTCGGCACATATCACGTACGACGGCGAAATGGCGTTCTTCCGCGGCAAATTTGGCGCAATGCTCCGTCAAAAGGCGTTCGGCGGTTCACTACTAGAAATTGCCTGCCAGTCCATGACGCGAGATCTTGTGACGGCGGCCGAGGCCGATATCGAGCGTGAGCTGCCGGACGTGGTTTTGATTTTAGACGTGTACGATTCTATTTTGGCTTTGTCCCCCGGAGCTATTGCCGAAGAGCGCTGTGAACAAATGCGGAGCATAATGAAAAGACCGAGATCGTGGACTTTAGGATTACCGCTTGACGCGGAGGGCTATTTTGACGTACGCATGCGTAAATGACCGCACAAGTCGGCCGCTTCACTGTTCGCGACCTCAACCCGTGGGAAGGTCCGGCTCTATTTGTCATGACGGGCAACCCCGACGTGACGCGATACATGGGCTTCCGTACGCACAAATCCGTTGACGAAGCGACGCAGCTCATAGAGCGGTACCGCAATAGCATTGCAAAGTGGCAAGGCGTGTACTCCGACAATGATCTTCTGGGTGTCATCGGGCTAGAGGTTGCGCGGCATCAGGCAACCATGTCAATCATGTTCCGTCCCGACTGGAAAGCACGCGGTGCCGGTCGCGAGTTCTGCCGGCCGTTCGTGCAGTGGATTTTTACGCACCCGCAAACGTGGCGACTGTGGACGTACGTGCACGTCGATAACATCGCAGGTCAGCGCATGACCGAACGCATGGGCGCCATGCGTGAGGGGTTGTTACGGCGATTTGAGTTCTTTCCGAATGTCAGCACGGAGCCGCAGGATTGCTACGTTTATTCAATCGTACGCAGTTAAACCGCAAATATGTTCGAAACAAGCCCACTGAACATAGACCCAAGTCCGCTGCCTTTACTTTCGGCGTTCTTTGCCTGCGCTTGCGCTATACTCGACGTGGCGCCGATCTGCGCCGTGTCAACGCCAGCTTGCTGCCCCGTCGCTGTCTGCCCTACGCCGATCGCACTGAACATATTGCCAAGGGCGCTTTCAAGTTGGCCGAAACCTTGCTGATTGCCTTGCAGGTATTCGTTGTACGCCGTATTTGCACCTTGCGCTGTGATGCCTTGATTGATGGTGCCAAGTGCGCGCTCATTGGCACCGGAAAGCAGACCGCCAGTGGCGGCGGCGCTGTTGTTCTGTGCTTGGTCCGCTTGCTGAATCTGGTACTGCGCGGCCGGCGTATTCGAATAGCCGGACATGAACTGATCGTAGCTTTGAACGTTTCCGGCCTTTCCCTGAATGTTGCCTATCGCGTTGGTGGCAGTCGGCAAGAACGACTGTCCGAACGTGTTGTACGGCTGCGTTCCCGCCGTGAAGGCGTCTGTCGTGTGGTCGACGGCATTCTGCCCCTTGTTGAGATCGTCGGCCCCTATCTGAGCGCCAATGACTGCCCCGAGGCCGCCGCCAAAACCGACCGGTGCCGCTACCGTCATTTGCGAGGCCCTTGCGTTGTGTCATACATTCGGCTAGAGCATAGCACCTATGGGCACAGAACGAAAGACCGTCATGATATCCGGCCGGCTGCCTGTGGCGCTTGTGGAGCGCCTGGATTACGTCACCCGGAACATCGACAGTGAGACCATAAAGAACCGCTCTGCGGCGCTCCGGGAGGCTCTGGAGGTATGGCTGCCACGCTGCGAGGATCGGCTTAGGGAACTGGGCGTGATGACGGCGAAAGTGCGAAAATGACCAAGAAACCCGTCAAAAAAGCGCCCAAAGTCAAGGGGCCGCACTGCCCTCAGGGGGCCAAGGGTCCGTCCGAGAACGAGACCCATGTAAAGGCGTGGACTTGGGTCCAAAAGGCGCACCCCGAACTGCTGATTTTTCATGTCGCCAATGAACGTAAAGCGCACGTACAGTATCACGTCAAAATGAAGCGCAAAGGTGTCTTGGCTGGTGTGGCGGATTTTCTCGCGTTCCCGGTTAGTGGACGCAAACTTGCAATCGAACTCAAAGACGGCAAAAACGTACAGGACCCAGACCAAATCAAGTTTCAACGGCGCTGGGAACGTGCGGGCGGTGCGTATTTTATTGTCCGTACATTGGCAGACTTCCAGATCACTGTTGATTGCGCTACGATGTTTGGTTAAGCAAACGCGATCCACGCACCGGCGATCTTACCGTACAGGAACGTACCGGCACCGCCTGTGTTGTTGATGTACAAATCACCATTATTGCCAAGTCCGGCCGCTGGAGCGCCAGCACCGTTCCGTATGAGAGCCAGAGCCGCAAGAGCGGCAGTGTTTGTCGCGATATCGGCGGTATTCGTGGCGATGTTGGCGGTGTTGGCCGCAACCTCTGCAATCAGCGTGGCGATGTCGGCAGTATTGGCCACGACCTCCGCAGTCAGCGTTGCGACTTCTGTGGCCAGCGTTTCGACTTGGATAATGAGCGCCGGCAACCCATCAACGTTGCTAGGGTCGATCGTACCCCCACTATTCAAAATGGACTGAATTTCAAGCAACCAACGATTTAGCTGCTGTCCAAAACCACCGAACGATACGGGGAGCTGTGGCGGGGGCGGCAGTTTGAGCGGCATGTTGACTTACTCGCACGATCCTGTACGGCTAGGTATGGCAAGAACACCGCACCAAGCATCTTTTGCTAAGTACCTAGATTTACCGAACAAAACAATTCATCAATCGTAAAGGGAGCTTGCGCACCGCTGTACTGCAAGCGGAATTGTCGCCGCCGTCCGGTGCCGAAATTCCGGCCGATCGCTCTCTGCGTACCGGGTTGCGGCATCGTAATTTGTCGTGCACCGTTCCAAGTTGCGGCCCTGTCTTGGGACCAGTCCAATTGAAAGCTCCCGGCCGCCGGTCCCATTGATGACGTTACGTCGATTGAATTGTACGTCTGCCGCGTTTCTTCGCTGCCAACATACGGCGTTATTATGGCGCGCTGCAGCGTGCCGGCCGGTTCCGTGCTGTCGTTTATGTTCACGGTACAGATTTGGCCCGTATCCAGCCCGACGTATGTAACCCCTCCGCTGAATTCCGTGGCACAGCGCCCCGCATGATCCAGCCGGCCACCAGGTGTTTGTCGGTAAGACCAGACGCCGGTAGAGCCGCATAGTTCCAGCGTCCACTGGCCGGGTAGCGTGAGCACATAGAAATCGCCGCCTCCTTGCCCGTATGCATACGCTGTCAACGTCGCCAGCGTTGCCGCCGTGAGCTGCTGCAAAAGCAGATCGATCCATGCGGGCGATACCGGCTGACCCGTCTGCCCCGTACACAGCCATATGCGGCGATCAGTGCCCACGAACATAATTATGTCGCGTAGCGTGGCAAGCGACAGGCGCGCAGCGAGTCCCACGGAATAAAGCGAGTTCGGGTAGGCTGTAAACGCGAAGTCGGTTTGCCCGCCCGGATCGTACCATTGTTCGAGCGAGCGGGAGCCAAGGGGCCATAATACGAGCCCCGACACTGCCAGATCAACAACGCGATCGGCACGGGCTTCCTTCGTCGCAAAGCTGTTCGGCAGCACGTTAGCGGGGTTCAGCGGTTGCGAGCTGTACATTTTACTGTCTTGGCTCGCATAAAAATTGGACGCGGCGGACCATACCGTTATGTTGTTCAACTCGGCGACGGCAGACGGGTCAAAATTAATACTGGCGTCAAAGCCAGCGTTGACAACGCCTGCCATCGGCGTCATGACCGCCGTATAGCCAGTACCGTATTCCGCGGCGTTGTTGGTATTCGCATTCGATGCGATGCAGAGCGCTGTACGATCTTCAGCGAAACGAATGACGGGCTGTTGCGCATCCACAGCGACGAAGCCGGCCAACGACGGTGCGTTGGTCTGCACGTTGTAATAAATCGAACCGTCCGCGTGGCCGCTCCATACCGTCCGCAGGGCTTGCCCTATAGCGATGCATGGCACAGCCGTTGGCTGGCAAACCTGCGTCAGGCCCGGTGCGCCGACAAGACGAGCCTTACCGGGTTTGCCTTCTTTCTGCTCGCGTGGCACGACGCGCACGTTAACGAGCTTCCCCGCGCCCTCGTCCAAGTTCAAAGGATCTTGGAACGAACCTAGGATGTCGATTATGGGCATGCTAACCCACGTTCGCCGTATCGTTTAGCGCCATGTACATAATACCGATACGCTCAACTGCCGACGTGTTACAAAATACGGTATGCGTCCTGATTGTGCCGCTGCAATCTTCAAACACTGTCAGCACGGCTTTATGAGCTGGACGCACTTCACCGCTCTCCAATCCATTGGCCTGCTCGCGCAACCAAGCAACAACGGCAGCAGTAGCTTTCGCGCCTTGTATGTCCGTCTCGCCTTTAATACTTACAACTTCGCCCATATCAGCTCCTAACGAATCTTAACCACATTTGCCCTCTCGCATAATCACGCCACCGCGCGTTGACGCGTTCGGCATCCATGACGATCGGGTCCGTCTGGCTCAGCGTACGACCATACGAGCCCATGATGCGGCGCCCTAACAACAGCGTAGCATCGTGTATGCCTTCCGGCGGCAGCGCAACCGTATCGCTACCATCCGGCGCGGAAATCAGCGCGAGACGGCCGCCATACTCGATCAGCGCGTTCGCGGGTGCGCGGGGCGGCTGCCACGCGGTAATCAGCACGGAGCCGTCCGCCTGCCGTTCCTGATGCCATTTGGTGACGACGCCGGGATACGTTGTGCGCACGCAATCCGCAATCGGCGCCATACGTGTCTCGCGATTCACGGTTAGGTTTATGTCGTTCATCCAAATGGCGCGCACGGCCACCGCGTCAACTTGGACCAAGTAGCCAAGACTGCCGTTGCCGACTACGAACGTATAGACTTGCCCATTCGTGCCGGGCGGCATCGTGAACGCGAGGCGCTTGATGAGGTACTGACACGCGCCATCCGCTTGCTCGGCGCGGAGCAAATCGTTCAGGATCGTGACGTTGTTCGATATGTCTGTAGCCGTGGGGGCCTCGGTCTGGTCCGTGATCCCGAACAGGTGTAAGGCACTCGTGATGATTTGGGCGGCTGTTACGGGCATCAAACAGGTCCGAAGTTCTCGGCAAAGTAAGCCGCTGCAACTAACCACTTATCTTCGTGGTTCTTTGGGTTGCGCGCAATCTTGTCGCCCGCCTTTGGAGATCCCGTCGCCTTGTCCGGTTCGGAAATGGATACGCCAGCCATGTCGTAACCCGGCTCCCAATCTGCCATTTCCGCAATTTGTTTGCGGCGGTATTTCTTGAAAACTGGAAACACTGTTTGCGTCACCTTCGCACCTGTTTTCGGAAACATTTTTCAAACTCCCTTAGCGGCACTCCACGGCGGTGACCACAATTGATCGTTCGGAAAATCCGGGTCCGTCTTGGTGACGTTTGCCAGTTCAGTTGCCTCATCCGGCGGCGTCACTGTGCGAATGGAATTACTTGGCAAGAACGTCCCGTCGTACTCTTGAGGCACAATCGTCGTCAGGTTGAGCACCTTGCTCGATAGTGGCGCATTCGGTCCCATGAACGCCGCCGACTTCCCGAGACTGGCATAGTAGGGAACCGACGTAAGCAGCTTGGCAAGCCGCGTAGCGTCGTCAGGCGCGGCTTTGGGAGCCGCAGCGAAGACGGCCGTAGTGCCTTCGACAGGGCCGTTGCCCCAGATGGCGTCGAGGTTCCAGCGCAGCGGCAGCGGTTCCGGTGGCGGCTCGATCGATTTGTCGGGGAAAGCCTGGAAGTCGTACACAGCCGGCCAGGGGTCCCAGCAAGGGCGCGTGGCGCGTCCGCTGGCTTTGGAGCACACAAGCAGCCCTGTTAGCCGTTCGCGCTTCAGCGTCGAGTACAGGACGCGGGCGTTGCAGCGCGAGCACGCGCCCCAAGTAGCGAAGGGCGGGAATTTCGGGACGGCCGTGTGGCGCGGCGCTGACATGCCGCGAATGTATCACACGCGCTGCCCTGATGAAAGAGGCCGCCCACCCTTGCGGCAGGCGGCCTAAATACTAAATACTGCGCGGTTACGAATGCGGGACCGGTGGCGCTCCGGCGTTCGGATTGAAAGGCGGTGGCGCCGGCTCGAACAGGTGCGGCCAATTCATGCGGGCGCTACCCTCCGGGTTTGCGTCGCCGTCCGCTTGCATACGGCCGATGGCCTCTTCCTTGGTCGTGGGCGCGACGTACACCGGATTGCCGGGGTGCGATTGGTCTTTCCTTTCGTCCGCCAACTCCAGGTCCGGGTGTTCGGAAAGCTGCTTGACCTTCCCATGCGCCGACGCGGCGATGTCCGCAAGGTTCTGGTTTTTCAACCCCCGGGCGCGCTCTTCCAGTCCCTTCAGTCCGCTCAATACGTTCTGAAGGTTGTTCTTCAAGTCGCTCATAAGTCCGTTCTCCTTTGGTTTGTCCCTGTCTCGCTATACGTTGTCGGCGCCGGGACTGACGTACACCGTGCGCCAATCGACGATGGAAGCCGCGCACCGCATCCAGCCCGCCATGAGCTTCGCTTGGTTGCTCCAGTTGCTGTCCTCGCGCATCTCCAGCGCGGAGCGCTCCCAGAAGGTGAAGCCCTGGCCGTTGTCCTTGTCCTGCTCGGAGGTCTGGATGAAGTAGTTGTCCTTGTCGACGAGGTAGGGCGTCTCGATGACTTCGGGCAGGGCGCCGGTGGACCGCAGGACGTTGATGTTGTTCGTCTGCGCATTCCACTGCAACGGCGAGCCGAGAATACGCCGGGTTTCCGGGCCGCTTTCCGGCGACAGGATGACGCGGCGCGGCAGCTCATTGATGATGAAACCACGACCGTTGCGCGTGTACGAAATCTGGATGACGGCATTCTCGAATGCCAGTTCCGACACGTTGGCCGAAACGAGCAGGTTGCTCTGCAGCCCGGAAGCAGTCGGATGGCTCGGGGAGCCGAGCGGCACGCCATCGGCGCGAATGCCGTTCACGGCGTCCACGGCGACCTGCAACGGCGCGTGGGCGATGTATTCTTCGGTCTGCCGGAAGCTGAACGCCATTTCCTTCATCATGCGGGCGCCGACATCTTCGTATAGGTTGTCATCTTCGGCTTCGCGCGAGACCGCAACGGCGAGGCCGTACGACGCATGCGTGACCTGAGTGCGGTAGCCTTCGTTCGGCACGTCGAACTGCACCGGCTCCAGCTCGGGCTGCTGTACGGCGAGGCCGAGGCCGGCGCGTTCGGTCATGAACTCCTCAAACGCTTTCTCGGATGACTTGGTGTCGAAAAACTGGGTGTAGATCGGCATCAGCCGTTCGTAGTCGAGTCCGAAAAGGGCATAGAGCCCCGGCCAATATTGGCTAGGTTGGAGGCTGCGATCTATAACTTGCAAGGTAGTTCTCCCTGTTACTGGCCGGGCGTCGGTGCTACCCGCGAAAGGAACTTAGCACCGAACACGGACACACGCAATATATGGTATAGTGCCCTTGCTTTGTCATACAGGACGTGTCATACAAGGGACCTCATGCGCGATCTTCCCGTCTTAAAGCTCGATCTAAAGAAGCCGCAAGATTTCGGCAACGTTGCCGAGAAATTGAGCCCGGATGAGCGCCGTACACTCGCGACCGACATTATCGAGTTGATCGGCATCGACGAACAGTCGATGTCGGATTGGATGGGGAAGGCCAAAGGCTACCTCGACAAAATCGAAAACGACGAAAACGACAATCCGAACGATCGCGAGCAAGAGGGCGCCGGGGAAGAGCCACCACCAAAAACTGAAATGACGTTATCTGCTGTCATTCAATTTTCAGCTCGCGCAACCGATGCGCTATTAGGCGAGCCCGACTTGGCGCGCGCCAGCGAACCCGGCAGCGAAGATCTAGCGGCGTGGGTATCCAGCCAGCTCCGTACAAAGGACCCGAACTGGACTTTGGACACGGACCCGCTGATTATTCACATGTCGGTTACTGGCTTGAGCTGGCGCAAGCGCGACTTTGACGATGAAGATCGCGTGTTTCATTCTGCTTTCCGTCCATGTACGTCCGTCATCGTAAACGACAGCATCCGCTCCATAGAGCGCGCACCGCGCATTACCGACGAGTTTGAACGCTACCCGTACGAAATCGACCGTTTGATTGAGCGCAAAAAGTGGGTTGATTACGAACCTCGATACGATGACGATCGCGACCCGCAAGCGGTGAAGCATTTTTACGACACTGACTTGTGGCTCGATCTCGACGGCGACGGGATAGACGAGCCGTGGACTATTGTAATCGCTCGCGACGATACGCCGGAAGTCGTACGGATAAAACCTCGGTGGTCCGCCAAGACCGTCGTCGATACCGAAGAGGTTCTGTTCTTCAACCCGATCCGTCGTTTTTACCCGTACCGTTTCCTGCCGGACCCGAAAGGTACTTTCCTTCCGATGGGATTTGGCAAGCTGCTGGACCGTACGGAAAGCTCTGCCGACCGGCTTTTAGGGTCGATCGTGGAAACTGCCAAAAGCGAGAGCGAAAACGGCGGCGTGTTTGCCGGCGGCGGTTTTGGGCTCCCCGACAAGATCGAGTTGAAAAACAATCGCATTGCCACGCTCAACACGGATGGTGCTCCGCTCGCCAACAAGTTCTCCCCGTTCCCCGTCAAGTCGGTGTCGCCCGGCTCAGTTGCGACGCTCGAAAAGCTGATGACGCTAGGCGACCGGCTTGCCGGTACGCTGAACCTGATGGAAAATGCACCTTCGTCCATGACGGCAACCATGGCGAAAGGCATCATAGATACGGGCACGCAAGTACAATCCGCCGTGCATCGTCGGCTTGTGGCGTCGATGACGCAAGAGTTCCGCATGTTCGTCCAGATGGCGGATGCATACGACATGCTTCCCGAGAACGTCTTGGCGTCCAGCAAGGACGGCATTGCGGTCACGGCAGACCCGTCACTGGCAACCGAGATGCAACGTACGGCGCTCGCCGGCATCTACATGGAGTTGATGAAAGATCCCATGACGAAATGGGACGAAGTGCGTTTGCGCCTGTACCGTACGCTGCGGCTCCCCGATCCACAGAAACTGCTAGGCTCTCCCCCGGCGCAGCCGCAGCTCACGCCCGACGAAAAGATGAAGGGCATGATCGGGATGGGCAAGATGCAAATCGAACAAATGAAAGCCAAGGCCCAAGTTGCCGTAGACCTGACCCAAGCCTTGTTGAACATGGTCGAAGCCAGCGGCGGAATGCTTGACAACCGCGCGGCTTTGCTGCAAATGGCACAGATAGAGCAAACCGTACAAGAACTGATGGCGGGCGCGAACAATGCAGACGGCATCCTTAGCGGAATGGCTCAGCAGTCCGGAAACCAAGGCCCTGGTAATGTATCTCAAGTTCCGCCAGGCACCGATAGTGGAGGACTTCCTGCGGGGCCGAACGGTACTTCCGGAGGTCCAGGGGCTGGCAGCGGGCCTCAATGAAACAGCGCGGCTGCTGGAGCAACCACCGGAAAAGATCATCGAAATTTTCAATAATGCAAATCGAGAGCTGAATGAGCAACATCGGCGTCCATGACTTCGCTATACCACACGCCCACGTACAGCCGACGCGAGACATAGTTATCGTACGGCTGCCGGTGCCGCCAAAGATGGTAGGCAGCATACAGATACCCGATGTTTATCGGGACATGGCGCAATACAACGTCATGGTCGGGCGCGTCGTCGCCATGGGGCCGCTTGCATTCGTCTACAAAGATGCGGAGGGCGCCCTCAGTCGGCAGCCCGTGAACACCGGTGACTGGGTTATTTTTCGTCCGTACGCCGGGACGCAGACGGTGGGCGGCAAGATTTCCGGTGCCGGGCACTGGCGCTACCTCTCTAGCTTTCAAGACGTGATCGGCTGCGTACCGTCCGATAAGATGCCGGACCCGGCAACACTGCTGTGGGACGAAGACGCAGCGAAAGCACCCGCGCAAGCCGCCCCGGAAGATTTGAAAATTCAGCCACGCGAAAAGGTGATCTATGCCCGACCTTAACGTAATGCTGCTGGAGCACGCCAAAAGCGGCCTACAAGCTGAACTCGATACCGCTGTGACCAACGGTGACACGGAAGCGGCGCGCAAGATAGCCGACCGAATCAGCACGCTCAACAGCGCGTCCGCGCCTAAGCCATCAATGGCGTACGGCGATGCCGAGATACGTGCGGAACTGAACAAACTGCCGTGGTTCGGCACGGACCCGAAGAAATCCGGCCGTACGATCGAACTCGGCAAGACCATGGACCCGAAGAAATTCGGGACGGCTGCCGAGTTCACGGCGGCGCTGGTCAAGGTCGTTGATGAAGAATTCAAACCGGCCGCCAAAGAGCCGCCGGAAAGCGAAACCGACGAAGAACGCGAAGCGCGAGAGGCAGAGGAAGCGGAAGCCGCTGCTGCCAAAGCAAAGAAACCACGCGCCAGCGACGGGCCGGCGGACGCCGATGCCGGCGGTACGCGCACACGCCGCACGTCGGGACCGTGGACGAAGATGTCCGATGCCCCGGCCGACGTGCAAAAGGAAATCAACCGCACGGCGGACAAGTTCGCGCCCAAAACGCCGAGTGTTAAAGAAGGGCGCGAGAAATTTGTAGCCAAGGCGCTTGAGGCGCACTACAGCAAGGCGCAGCTCGCGAAGGGAAAGAAATAGGCTACGCAGCAAGACGATGAAATAGCAGCCGACCGCAAGCGCACGCATGCGAAATTGATGCGAGGCGTGGAGCTGTTAGAGGTACGTTCGCGAGCCTTGATTTTGGAAGCACATGAAATGCGTAAACTCGCAAAGCGGCTGGAAGAAATCAGCGCGGCGGAACCGAGAGACACGCATTCTGGCGCCACTCACGACGCATTTCAATAAGCAGGAAACACCATGAACGACCCGACAAATCCGTTTGCAGGCATCCCCGACGCGCTCAAGCCGAATCCGCCGGCATCCGTACCCGAGCCGCAATCGGCCGGCGACGCCATGTCAAATGCATCGCCGTTCAAGGAAGCGCTCGACATTGACGAGATCATCAAGAACTTGACACTCGATCGGCCGCTAAAGCTGTTCATCCCGAACAAGGAAAAATACCCGCAATATGAGTTCAGGATCATCAACAGCATTCCGCACGAAATCGCGGACGCCCACAACAAGGGTTTCAAGGAAGTCACGGACGACGAAATGTCCAAGCTGTTCCGGGATCTTGTCGCCGGCACGGACAAGGAGGGCAAGGCATTCCGCCCGATCTTAGTCGCACGCCCGAAGGCCGTTGGCGATCACATCCGCAAGCGCCACCGCATGCAGCTCGCCAGCCTGTACGCCGGCATGGACCCGAGTAACAAAGACCTATCCGGCAAGTACACCGCCAACGTGGACGCCAAGGACGGCACCAAGGGTCAATTCACTGGAGCTGGGTTCCGCATCAAGGCAGGGTAGGAAAATGATACTGTGGGCTGTTTGGCTATTCGTCATCGTGGGCAGCTTTGCGCTGTTCGAAGGGCTGGCGCTGCGCCGGGGTACGCCGACGCTCTCCCGATGGGTGTGGACCGTCAGTAAGGCGTGGCCACCGTTCCCGTACATCGCCGGCTTCATTACCGGATTCCTCGTATGTCATTTTTGGTGGGGCGGTATCGTGTGCTTCGCTCCCGCACAATAAATCCCGACTGTTGCGGCTTTACCACACCTTTCCGGCGTAGAGTGGTCACGTAAATTCCACTCACAAAGGATAGATGACATGAAACGGATTGCTTGTTTACTGCTCGGAACCGTGCTTTGCAGCCCGGCTTTCGCGGCTGATATGAAGCCTTTCCCCGTCAAAGCGCCGCTGCTCAGCACGGCCTACCCGTCGACCAGCGGGATTTATTTCGGCGTTGGCACCCTGGGGGGCGGGGGCACCGTGACGGCCGATATTCCGGGCGTTAATCAGAACAGCCTCGTATCCAACCAGATCGGCGTGGCCGGCATCGTCGGCTATGTCTGGAACGTCCCGAACAGCGCCTATTTCGCCGCGGCGGAGGGCTGGTTCGGCTGGCAGAACTTCAACGGATCGGCCCAGGGATTCAGCCTGACCGGGCCGGCGACGTTCACCCAGCGCGTCATGGTCGGGGCCCCGCTCAATGATATCGCAGCCCTGTTCCCGACCTTCAACCTCCAGGTCCCGCCGTTCCCGACCCTTCCCGGCGGACAGGTCGCATCGAACATCAAACCGTACATCTTCGGCGCACTGACCGAGGACGACATCACGGTCGACATTGCCGGCATGGGCTCTAACAAGGACTGGCGCTTGGCCCCCGGAATGGGCGTCGGCATGCTGGGCCAGCTCACTTCGGGGTCCGTAGTGGACGTGTTCGCCATGACCAAGTTCCCGCAGAAGGGCTTGTGCTTCGGCAACGGCCTTCCGCAGGGTCAAGCATGCGGCGGGGTGGGCACGACCTACCTCGCCGGCCTGGCGTTGAAGTGGTAGCCATGAACGCCGTAACCAGATTAACGCCCGTGGATACCGGAACGCCAGAACGGGTTGCCGAAATCACCGTCGCGGCGGTCGACCACATCGGCAGTACGAGCGCAGCCAGCATCGACAGCGCGGCCGATGCTATCGAGCAGGAAGGCAAAAAACTGGCCGATCGCCTCCGCAAGTTGTCATCGGCAATGCGCGAACATACCCGGATTGCGGCCCAGGAAGTCAGCGATTTCAGTCTGATGGTGACCACGATGGGCGGTACCGTTCGTGGGCTGGAAAATCAGATCAAAGGTAACGCCAAGGACGAATAGGGCCATGCGCGGCCCACCGAGCCCAAGCTGTCCGCTTGGGGTTTTACGACCCTCCCTGTACTTGGCCCCGACTTCACAGTCGGGGCCTTTTTCGTTACAAATGCGTGGAGCCAAGGAGGTAAGAATGGAACCGAAACGAATGCCCGACAACAGTCGAATTGTGGATGAAGTCAGCGCCATCCTCAAAGCTGGCAAATCGGCATATGGCAGCTTTCAGGGGCGCCAAGCCAGTAAGGAAGAAACCTCAAAAACGAAGCCCCTTCCTGTTCTCATTTGATCTTTTCGATCGCCTCGATAACCAAGCTAGTGACCGTACGCCGGGTTTTCTTGGCCTTGGCGATGATCTTGGCTTTCTCCGCTTTCGTCAGCCGCATGTCCAGCCGCTCCGAGCGCGTAACGGTGCTGGGCTTCGACTTCGGCGATCGCTTGGACCTGAGTTTCGCTTTGGGCTCAGGTTTAAGCCTGAACCTCGCTTTGGCCTTCACCCGGCGGGCGCGCGAGCGCACGGCATCCGGTGCCATGCTGAGCGGTTTCGGGATTTCTGTGTCTATTACGTCCATAATTGTGATCCTGTACGGTTGACAGTGGTAAGCGTATGACATACATTGCCACACAGGTCAATACAGGTACGTCAGCCCTCGATCGCCATAGAAATAGCGCACGCATCCCAGCGATCTGGCGAGCGGCCGATTTGCTTCCTGATCTTCTCTTTCGGCGTCATGAACAGTCGCGCCGTCTCGTCACGTCGGCAGGCATTCTGCCCCCACTTGTACGCCGCCGCTTCCTCTTGCGCCATCTTGTCGTTTGGCATTGATACCTTGCCGCCGAGCCAGCGCAGCAGCTTGTCGTGCAACTCCGCACGCCGGTTGCCGTACATAACGGAGTTGTTGGCGCCATGGCTGAATATGACGGCCACAATCTTTTCCGGCCCCAACTCCCGCATGCGCAGCCGGCAACCCGCCACCAGGTCGCGCCCATAGCCACCCGTACCGTCAACCAGAATGGCGTCCATATCGAAGCGTCGGAATGTCGCCACAAGCCAGTCAGACGCCACGTTAGCATCGCGGGATGCCAGTTCGCCCCACACCCGCATTCCGATCGCAGATCCTTGCCGATCGCATACAAAGGGCTTGTCTTGACCGTCGCCAGCCGGGTCCACACAGAGCAGCTTCAGTGCCCCAGCGGAAGGCGCTGGCTTGCTGGTCATGGCTGCCTGCACCAACGACGCCGGATAGAAGTCCAGCGTGCTATCGGCCATGAAGCACTCGCTATAGATGGCCGGAAACTCTTGCCGTGTCAGTCGGTGAATCGTCTCGGGCTGGCCGCCGTTCATGGTGGCTAAGTCGTAGTTTTCTTTCCAAAACCAATAGAGCTGCTCACGGTCCAAACTGTGCAGCCGAGCGTAGTCTTCAAATTCTTTAGGTGCTTTCCAGCCAAACGGGACTGCCGTGCGGTACTCAGGCATCAGCGACCACGGCAAAAAATGAATACGCCACGGTCCCCTATTGCCATCTGCATTTGCCTGTTCACACATGTTGTAGAACATACCGGATTGACCGTTGCCAGTGCTCTCCATGGCTATTTCGGTACCGGGAAGGCTCGATACGGTCTTAAGCAAACCCGACGACAAATCTTCGACGTTGTCAAATAGAGCCGCTTCGGACATATGCAATAAGTGAAAGTCGTCAGAACGGCCGATGTCGCCACCGTCCGCCGACGATACTTTGTACAACGACTTAAGCTTGTCGAAAATCAACTCTTGAGCGTTCGTGGCGCCGATCGAAGGACGTAAAGCCGCCGGCAACCCGGCGGCAAATTCTTTCACTTCCCGGTGCAGGTTTCTCGCGCTGTCGGCTCTATGAGCCACGACTTGCGCGCGCCGCCCGAACGTCGTTGCAGTTTGATGGAAATACCGACCGCCTATGTACGTGCTAACGCCCATGCGGCGCGCTTTGGGGATGAGTGCCCGCACCATTCCGAACACTTCGCGCTCGCGCTCGATGCGGGCATGCAACATGCGCTGCGCACTGTTCAAGATGAACGGAATGCGCTCGCCGCCTTCGCGAGGACGCACACACAGAAACTTTTCACGATAGTAATCGAAATTGCAAAGCTTCGCCCGTACGGCTTCCTTAGTCTGTACGAGCGAAGCTGCTGGCGCCCACGGAAAGTTCACCGCACCGTCGCGCCCGTATACGGAACGCCGGGAGTGGCATCGCTCCCCTTCTTAACGGCGGCGACGATTTCCGGCGTGGCGGCAATCACGTTAGGATTGTCGGGCAATGCGTCGGCCGTGGCCTTGTCGGTCACGACGGTAGTCGCTGGCATGCTGCCTACGGCGTCTTTCAGGGCTGTGGCGCGCGTGACGATGGCAGGAGCCACGACAGCGCCGGCCGCGACTAGGGCGCCGAGTATGGTAGTCCAGTCGCCCACGCCCAGCCCAAGCCACCCGTGGGCTGCTGCGAAGCCGGCAGCGACGCCAATAAGGGCTGCGGTACTGGTTTGAAGCTGCGTCTTGTTCATAGCGCTTGGCCCTTCCAAATGGATTAAGGGGCCCTGCATAGCACAGTGTCAGACATAAAAAAAGCCCCGCCCGTTTCCAGGCAGGGCCAGTAGAGGGAGGGTCGTTCCGCCAGAGCGGCGGTCTTCACGGCCTCGGACAGAGGCCGTGTCTCGGTGCCGGCAGACTCAGGGATTTGCCGCTGGCGTGTTCGCGATAATGGCGTTCGCGGCGGTGGCGTTGTCAGTGTCGAGATCGCTGGACGCCTTGTCGAGATCGGCTTGGACCTTGGCCATGGCAGCCGGATCGCTGTTGGAGATAGCGGCGGCAAGCGCGGTGGCTTGGTCAGAGATTACCTTTTGCAGGGCGGTCGCGAGCGTCTGCCACGAGCCCAGCTCGGTCCTTTCCGCAGCAACAGAAGCGAGGATCTTAGACGTGTCGATCATGGTTTTCTCCTGGTTTGCGATGATGGTTTTCAGCAACCCGACAGTTTCGCTGTGTCTCCGGTCATCGTCGGCATGACTGAAGGGATTACGGAAGGTCATGGGTGTCAACGGCCGCCTTGAATCGGGCTGCCGAAGTCGTGAAGCCCCAGAATGCCAATGAGAATGAACAGCACAAGGTAGCTGCCGAATACGCCCCACGCATAGGGAGTCGGACGCCACGGATTCATGCCAAAGCCGCCAAATACGCCGACGAGGACGTAAATCAACCAAAACCATATATTTGCACCCATGGTCGTCTCCTCCTCAATGTTTCGTAATCAACCCTATTGTTGCAACAACTCCCCACACGACGCCAATAGCGCCGACCAAATACCCCCAGCCGTCACCAAGCCCCTTCGAGTGCCCCTCCCGGCGCGACATTGTTTCCTTGATGTCATAAATCTTGTCATCGGACGCGTTGCCTTTAGTTTCGATAAGTAGTTTCATCTGGTCGATTTGCTTGGTGAAAGACTCCTCCGATTTGGTGGCGGCCTTTTCGTTACTCCGATTCTGCTCAGTAACGGCATCCTGTGCGGCCTTGAACGCGGCTGTGAGCGCTGTGTCCCGCATAGAAAACTGAGTCGCTACGCCTACTAATTTTTCTTCGATTAACCCCTGAAGGGCATTGATCTGGCCCATCAGGAATTTTTCTACGTTCGCAACTTCCCGAAGCGACTGCTCAATCGTCCGCTCAGTCGGATCAGGATCAGGACGAATTATGCGCTGATCAGGCGCCATCTTAGCCTACAAGCTCCCAATCCACGATGCCCTTGCCGTCAATCCCGAGCGCGCGGGCTGCGGCTGGCGTCAAATCTATGCCGGCCTTGTTTGTGTGCCGGCCGCGCATGTCGGTCCCGCTCTCGGCTTGGGGGCGTGCGTGAGTAACCCAATACGGATCATTCGTGTTCCACGGTCCGATGTCAACAACGTCCGCGACGACTGACTTACTGCCGCTGTGAACGCGAACCTTGACGCCCGGCATGTGCGCCGGCAGCGCGACACCTACGATCGTGTCGTCGATTCGGTGGCCGGTATACGCGCTGGTTTCATGATCGGCAGCGCCGCCGAACACCGTTGCGACGATACCCGTATTTCGGTACAGGGCGGCCGAAGGCGTTGGCACAGAGGCCGCAACTGGCGCAGATGGCGCCGCCAAGCTGGCAACCACGTCCGAATGCTGTGCGGCCTCATCCTGATACGGGTCATATACTTCCGGTGGGTACCACGCACCGGAGAATAGTGCGCTTTGCCGCCACACCGGCACGCGCTGTACATGGCCGCTATCGACGAAGCTGGCGCTCTCGGCAGCGTGCCCCCAATCTTGACCTGAAACCAAACCATGCTTGCGCGCCATGACGCGGAGGAACACGTACGGCTTGTTGTCTTCGGCGTACTTGCCATTGACGAAGACGCCGAAATCTGCCGCAACGCCGTAGCCATGACACCCGACCGTGCGGAGTTGCGTTGCGCGCTGCACGAATAGCGCACTCTGCCGCGTCTGCGATCGATAAGTCTCCAACAGCCGCAAGTCGATGCCCTGCTCTTTGGCGTCCGCCAACAGCGCGACCACGGCCGTCCGCGTGCCCGGCTCGAGTAGCGCGAGATCCTTGCAAACTGCGCTGCTGCGGAAAGCAGTCGAGTTGCGAATTACGGTATCGTAAAAGCTCGGCATGACCTATCCCATGATCTCTTGCAGCATGATCTGTCCATTCGTTGCCGGAAATGCAGTACCTTGGCCAGCGTTCACCTTATAAAACGCTGCGTATGCGGTCGAAGCGGCGGTGCCTGGGGCATCCAGAAACGATCCGTACACATTTGCGAGAATGCCGGACGCTGAAGTGGTGTAGCCAACAGGTATTCCTATTTGCGTGCTTCCCCGGGTCGGTTGGTGGGTAACCGTCTGTGTTGTTCCGCTCGTAGGTTGAGCGTCGGCATAGTAAGAACCCATAACAAGGTTCATTGACGAACTCAGCGAAATAGACGCCGTTATGTTGGACGTGACGAACGTAGCCGAAATCGTGGAGGTTGGGGTGTTTCGCGTGCCAACAACAGTCTGCACCACATCGCCTGGCTTCTTGATTCCAGGACCAAACACTTGCAAAGCCGTGCACGAACTAGCCCAAGTACCCGCCGTGCCCAAGCCGCTGGCGTAATCGCAATAGCCGATAATCCGTACAGCATCAGCAGCGACGCCAGTCGTGGCATACAGCACGCCGCCGCTGTTGGAAGACCCTCCAATGGTTATGCTGGTGGGTAGCGAACTTTCCCAAGCAGCACATGGAAAAACCGCTGTCGGGCTGCTGCACGTCGCGACGGCCAGCTCCGGCGTACCGCCGTGGTACTCTTCAAAAATCCAGGCGCGGAAAGGAACGCTTCCGCTTGAAGTGCCGAGAGTCGCGCCAGCCGGCACGACGATAGATTGAGTGGCAGATATCGTGCTCCACGTCACCGTGCCAGCCGTCGCCGTGGTGGATCGGAACGGCACCAAAACCGGACTGGTGCCGGTAGGCGCAGACCCGCTCGCTTGCGTCAGAGTGATGGTAAGCGCGTTGCCGGACGCAGAAGCGGACAGGCCAAGATTGACCGGCATATCAAAGCCAGTCGTGACGCTGACGGTGCCGCAGCTAAAGCCGACGCCGGCCGTCCAGCGCAGTGCTTGGTTGACACCCGTGCACGCAGGGACCGCTTCGTCCCCTACGCTGGTGCCGTCCAAGCTGCCCTTGACGCTATTCGCAGGGCCAGCCGTAAATCCGCTGTTGGCGATCGTGCCGAAAGCCGGGTCTGTAGTTGCGCCCTGGCTGACGAGCGGCTGTCCTGCAGTGCTCGGCACCGCGGCGCCGTAGCCAGTGATGCCGGCACCGCGCCCGATCGGGATGGAGTGGTTCGGCGTCTGCTGAGCAAGAACGGGAGCGCAAAGCAAAAAGAACGCGAGAGCTGCGGCGGTACGGATTTTCATGGTATTAAAACCCAAGAGTTGAGATCGGGAGACGGACGAAGACGTACGCGCGCCAGGTAGGCCGCCGTTGATAGGAGCTGCCACCCCACTTGCTGCATAATTGTAGCACCATCCGGCGTCGATAACGCAATGGTGTGGTTGACGACTCCTGTTGAAAAGTCAACTAACACGATGTCTTTCTGCGTAAGGTACTGCGCTGCGATCGTCGGCAACAACACAGCCGTATTAACGGGCGCGGCACGCTGTATGGCAGCAAGCGACACTCCCGGATTTATGGTGTTGTTCGCAGCGGCGAGCGATTGAAACACCGAACCGGATGACGACAGGAACGCTTGCCACAGCGCTGGCGTTGCGACCTGATAAGCTCCGGCCACCGGATTCCAGATGTACAGCGTGCCTTCCGCCGACCATGATAGGATGGCAGGCTGGAACCAAAACGTACTCGGCTGATTTGCCGTTGGCGCGGTCTGTCCAACTGACAGCGCAAACATGCCTGCACGGGCCAGCGCGGCGACGACGTAATCAAGCCCCGGCATCCGTTCCGAGCGCACACCACTGCCGACAAGCCGCAGTAGCCCGATAAAATCCGTTGCCGAATTGTAGCTCATACCGCGTGCTCATTTTCCGCCGTGTAGAGCGGGTTAAGTGCGACCGCGACTGCAGCTGGGTTGGCGGGCCACGCGCCGGCTGCCTTTGGTCCAAGGATGGACGGCTGCAACCCGTAATTCGGGTAGCCGCCCCAAAGCAGACAATAGTCGCCATTCGCACCAAGATCGTTCGTCGGGTGCGCCGAACTGAACCACTTAAGCACGCCTTGGTAGGTCGGAGGCACGGCAAACAGGTAGTTACCCCACGGGCTTGTGCTATCGCTGGAACGCTTGACGTATAAAAATTGAGTTTGCGTGTCGATGTATACGTCACCAACAACGCCGGCCGCCGGCACGGGCTCGCCAGTGCCGAGCAGCACTGGGCCGAACTGCTTCGCCTGCGCAAAGACACCCTGTTGAATCGTACCGTTGTCGAACCCGCTCATATGGCGTGCTCATCTACAGCCGCGTACAGCGGATTGATGGCGAGAGGAACGACAGCCGGTGCCGACTGCAACCCGCGCTCGATCAAAGACGTACCCGTAACTTGTGGAACCGGGATGGATAGGACGTATTCGGTATCGAGGCCGGCAACTACAAGCTGCCACGAATTGCCGAACGCAATGAGCGCGCCTTCGTCTGTCAGCCCGACAGGAATCGTATACCCTGCATTCGTCGGATCGAGCAGCAAAGCCGGTCCGTCTCCGCTTTCCGGCCAGTACCCATCGGTATTTGGACCGCAAAAAGATGGCTGAAGTCCGTAATTGTTGAAACCAGCCCAAAGCAGGCAATAGTCACCGTCTACGCCAAAATTGTTCGTCGGAAGCGAGGAACTAAACCAATTCAGACCTGACTGGTACTGTGCCGGCACAGCAAACAGATAGTGGCCCCACGGGTCCGTGGCTTCCGAATTGCGCTTCTCGTACAGAAACCATGTCTGTGTGTCTATGTACAGATCGCCGACGACACCAGCAGCCGGCACGGGCGGCCCGAAACCCCGCAGGATCGAGCCGAACTGCTTTGCCTGGGCGAAGACGCCGCCTTGTGCCGTCCCTTGGTCAAAGCCGCTCATGTAGATGCACCAACATCACCCGTACGGGCGATCTGCATATCCATGACGACGCCCGTCCCTCCGCTGCTGTTGATATTGACGATGCGCAGCCGTACCCAGCCTTCGCGGTGGGCACGCCGCGACGAAGCAACAACGATGTTCTGCCATTGGTCGATTGGTCGTGCAGACGAATCCGGGTCGCCGCCGTACATCTTCATTTCCATGACGACTTGCGCTTCCGGCGCCACATAGGACGGCGTTATGGTGCTGGCCGCAGCGGTGACGAACGCTAGCGAAGCGCGGGCTATGTTGACGGAAATAGTGTTGCCCTTACTCACAGGCAGCCAGCCAGTCGCACCGTTCACGCTGTCGGCGTAGACGGTATCGGTTTGGTTACTGATCCGCGTCGCGGAGCCGCCTGGTCTATAAAACAACGCACCCCTCCCCGCGCTTATTTGCGACCTCTGCTGAAGCCGGACGGCGACCCGCTAAAGCGCGTGCCAGAGCCTTCACCTTCGCCGTGATTGGACTTTGCCAGCCGGCGGTTGCCCCCGCCAATGTCCGCCACGACGCCAGGGTAGCGCTTCAGCGGCCCTTCCGGCAAGCCCCCACGCCCCGAGAACTTCGTGGCCGGCGGCCCCATAAAGTTCGGGCAACACTCATTGCTGCCCGTCTTATTGAAGCCGGTCTTGACACCGCGAAAAGTGATCATGGGCTGCCCTCAGTTCGGTTGGTATGACACGTCCAAAGCATAATACCACCCAATTTCGAGCTTTCATAGGCCCTTTAAAAATGTAGCGCCGTCCGCTTGCATACGACCGATGGCCTCTTCCTTGGTCGTGGGCGCTAGGGCGATGTTAGCGCATCAGCGATGGCGTGGTAGGTGAATGGCATCGAGCCGCCCATTATCAGCGTGTAGCCGGACGCAATCGTGCCGGTTTGCGGAACCGGGCCATATTGCACAGCAAGGTTAGCCTGCCTCGTATTCGAGTTGTCGATATTTGTATCAGCACCACCAGTGCAGCATGTAGCATCGGAAGTTAGATTTTGCGTATAAATCCCACCATAAGTTCCGACTGCTTGGATGAGCATGAAATGAGAGGCCGTGGTGGTTATCGATGGGTTGTTGGGCAGCTCGCTGGTTCCTTGATCTGTTCGCGCGGCCGGCAACGATGCATTTACATCCCAAGGAGCGGTTTGGTATAGCGTGCCTATAAAACCCTTCACAGCCAAACCCCACGACTGCAGGCAGTCGCAGGCGGCGCCATACGTGACAGTGATGGACTCGGCGCTGAGAGTGGCAGAAGAATAAGTCCACCAAATCTCCAAATCGTTGAAGGCTGTGATTCCAAGTCCTGAGGAATTGGTTCCAGACATCTGTAGCTGCTTACGCAAATGCCAGCCACCAGAAGGCAGGTTAGTAGAGGCAACCGTTGAAACAGACGTAAGAGAGCCTTGCGCAGCAGTCCGATAACAATTAGTCGCAACAACAATAATATCACCGGCAGTCGCGGCGGACAGATTAATAGCTACTGTCGCCGATGAAGTCCCCTTATTATTGGCTGTCCCGTCTGCAGAAAGATTCCCAAATCCGGTCTGCGCAGTGCTCCCAAGGAAGAACGGCGGCTGATGCCCCGGTAGCGGCAGAGCTGGCGCATGTTGCAGCGAAGAGAAGACAAGGAAGAAGCCAATGACAAAGCCAATTACGGCTATTGCTACCCGCGTCATTGGAAATTCCCCGCGAACACCACAGCGCAGAATGTTGCAGTCCGGCAATACACCGGTAGAATGTCCACTGCATTCGCACCTGTTGATAATGTCGGATGCGTTCCGCCGGGGAACTTATAACTGGTCCCCCATGTCCCGATGGTATCGCTTCCCGTCGCACTTTGAATGACCGTCAGATAGAACGACTGCCCTACTGGAGGACTCGCGATATTGGCGATCGTGCATGGGCACGAGGCGTGGACGAGCGTAATTTCGTAGTTGATGCCATTCGCGATAACCGGCGTAAACGTGCTAGTCGAGATCGCGATGGCCTGCGGTGCGAGTGCAGCCTGTGCGCTTGCAGCATCAAGAAATTTATTGCTGGTCCCGGCCCAGATATCCCCCGCTACGGCGCGGTTGTTCATCGTGACGTTGCCACTGCCGTCTACGTTAAACCCGCTCGACTTGTATGCAGTAGTGAGAGTGGACGCGGAGAAGTCAACACCGTTTGCGAATGTGCCGCCGGTCGATCGGATCAGCGAGCCAGCCGTCTTTACGCCCTGCGCTCCCGCCATATCGGAGAATAGCAATCCATCAGTCAATCCGGTCGCGGGTGAGCCCTGCGACGACACCACGATTGCCGCATCTGTCGTGGCACCTGGAACCGCATCAAGAGCGTGCTGGACTGCCTGGATGATGGTCTTATGCTTGACGCTTGCCCCTGTACGCGCCGAGACGTTGTACTCAGCGGCAGAAACATTGAGAAGATTCGTCGCCCCGGACTGAAGATCACCCCAGGCGCCACTCCCAAAAAGCGCGCCCAAGGCACCCGCGCCTGTATTCGTCCCGCCATCGCCGGCATCCGAGAAGGCATTCCCCCAAATCCCAACATAGTTGCGATTTGGGTTGGAGGCATTTGTCGGGGCGGTGAGCTTTAGAAAGGAGGCGAACGCCTCTCGGCCGCCTGTGACTGCTGACCCTCCCACGAAATGCGTGATTTCCGAACCATTGATGAAACCAGCCCCAGCCTGTGCGGTGTCTCCTGTTATGAAGATCAGATTTGCGGCATTGCCGGTCGGCAGGGACGAGCCAGATAGAGATTGATTGATCGTGAATCCTGGAATTACTCCAGATTGCGGGTTGATAGTTAAAGGCCCGGCGAGGACTGC